CGGTGACCGTGCGGGTGCCTGGCTGCAAGATGTAGGCCGTGTACAGCTCGGGCTCGCCCGGTTGGCCGCAGTGGTCCGTGGTGTCGCCGGCGTAGGTCGTGCCGATGGGCCGGCCGTCGGGGGTCTCGCCGGCGCGGCGGACTACGTACCGGAGCCATGAGCGACCAGCCACCTGTCCCGGAAATCGAGCGGGCGGCGGTGACGATCCTGGCGCAGCAGGAGGCTGATTACGCCGGCGACACCACGGACCACTGCGGCCAACCGGGCGAGCCCGAGCTGTACACGGCCTACATCTTGCAGCCAGGCACCCGCACGGTCACCGTCCCGCTCCGGGCCACGCGGGTCCGCTGCGCCGCGCACCGCGACGCCGACGGCCTCGCGCTCTCGATTCCGACCAACAGGTCGAACGCAGGAGACCGGTCCGGGACAAGGCGCTGATCGGCTTACAGCTCAGCCCGGCCGAGGCGCGCTCACTCGCGCTGACCCTCCTGGAGGCCGCCGAGGGCGCGATCGGCGACGGGTTCGTGATGGAGTTCTTCATGCGCGAGATGGAGCTGAACCTCGAGCAGGCGGCGCCACTCATGCTCAAACTGCGCGGCTACCGAACGAGGCACGAGGCGCAGGGCACCTAGCGGCACATCGCGCGACCTCGCACCACGTCGCGCCACCTGATACACCGCGAGCACCGCTTGCACTCTATCTACACACCTGCTATACTGCGTACACGCGATACAGAAAACGGAGTACACGGAATGGTCACCACCGCCTATCCCGCGAGCGACAAGCAGATCGCATTCTTGCAGTCGCTGACGGTGCAGGTCGACGCGCCGCACGCGGTCGACGCGCTCACGGATCGCCGCCTCACCAGCCGCGAGGCGTCAGCGCTGATCGGCGAGCTGCTCGAGCTGCGCCGCAACACCCCGCGCGGCCCGGCCGCCACCGCCGAGAACGACGGCCAGCCGGTCACCGAGGTCGGGATGTACCGCCAGGGCGAGGACATCTTCAAGGTGCAGCGCAGCCAGACCGGCAACCTCTACGCGAAGCAGCTCGTCCAGATCGGCGGCGAGCGACTCACCGAGGTCGACGAGATCGTCAATTTCGAGTTCCAATACGCGCCTGGCGCGGTGCGCGCGCTGCGCACCGGCAACCGGATGACCCTCGACGAGGCGAAGGCGTTCGGTATTCGATACGGCGTCTGCTGCGTCTGCGGCGCTCGCCTCTCGGACGCGACCTCGGTCGCGAACGGCATCGGCCCGGTCTGCGGGAAGCGGGTCTAGTCGATGCAGACAACCATGCCGCTCGCGACGCCCAAGACCCGCGCGACCATCACCACACCCGCGAGCGTGCTGCCATTCGTGTGGGACATGACCGAGCTCGAACAGGAGCAGATGCGCGTCGTCCATCTCGACAACAGGGGCCGGATGCTCGGCGAACCGCGGGTCCTCTACCAGGGCACGATCAACAGCATCCACGTCCGGATGGCGGAGTTGTTCCGCGAGGCGATTCGGGTCAACGCCTCGAGCATCGTCCTCGTCCACAACCACCCGAGCGGCGATCCGACGCCGAGCCGGCAGGACATCGACGTCACGCACAGCGCGGTCGCCGCGGGGCGGCTCCTGGACGTCGAGCTACTCGATCACGTCATCGTCGGCCGCGAGGGCCACGTCAGCCTCAAGACCAGAAATCTCGGCTTCGAGTAGGAGGAGCTTCAAAATGCCCAAGCAGATGATGGCCCGCCGAGCGGGCCGGTGCGACGCGTGCGGCAAGCCGTTCGACGCCGGTGCCTGGATCTCGTGGGACCGCGCCAGCCGAACGGTTGCCTGCGCGCGCCGCGTCGACGACCCGAGCGAGCCAGGCTACGGCAGCATCCAGACGCTTTGCGCACACCCGGACGCCGAGCCGATGACCCGCGAGGAGTACGCCGCGCGCCGCGAGGCGAAGCTCGATCGCGCGCTCGGCTACGCGCAGAATGCGCAGCGCCGGAGTGACGGCGCCTTCGCGACCGTCCACCGGATCGCGGACATGATCCCGCTCGGCCAGCCGATCCTCGTCGGCCACCACAGCGAGCGCCACGCCCGGCGCGATCAGGAGCGGATCCACAACGGCATGCAGCGCGGGATCGAGGAGCAGCAGAAGGCCGCCTACTGGAGGGGCCGTGCACACTCGATCGAGAGCGATACCTCGATCCGCTCGTACGACCCCGACGCCGCCGAGAAGCTGCGCGCGAAGATCGCCGAGCTGGAGACGCAGCGCGAGCGCATGAAGGCGATCAACGCGATCCTCCGGAAGGGGACGGTTGCCGATGCCCACGCCGCGCTTACCCTCACCGAGCGCGAAGTCGCCGACCTCCAGTCGATCGCGCGGCACCAGCCCTACCACGCGACGAAGTACGCAGCCGGCACGTGCTACCCGCCATACGCGCTGACGAACCTCGGCGGCAACCTCCGCCGCTACCGCGAGCGCCTCGCGCAGATCGACGGCTAGGCGTGCGGCCACCGCGCACACCTACTATACTTGCAGCACACGAAACGAGGACACCGATGCACCTGCATCCAAAGACACTCGAGCGGATCGCGCGTGCGATCGAGACACTCGGCTACCGAGTCGTCGAGACGACGATCGTGAACGACCTCCGCGATCGCAACCGCTACACGATCGAAGCGATCATCGCACCGGCGTACGAGGCACTCGGCGGCGCGGACTCGACGCGTGCGCCGAGTGGTGCATCCCATGCACATCAATCTGAGGAGAATCCCATTGCTGACGAGTAAGAGCCCGGCGATCGTCGACTTCCTGGCGGCCTGGCACGAGAACGGCCGCGCCGCCCACGATCGGAGTCTCGCCCGCACCCGGGGAGAGCACGCCGACTTCCTCGCCCACGACGTCTACAACGTGAAGCGCGCGATCGAGCGCCGGAAGTACATCCTGCTCGACAAGGGCCCGGCGAACAACTGGAGCGGCGTGTTCATGGTCGATCGCGCGACCGGCGCGGTCCACGCGATCAAGGGTTACGGCGTCGCGGGGCACGTCATCGGGCAGCTCGAGGCGATGACCGCCTCGTACCGCGCGGCGACCATGGCGACGGTCTGATGGCGGCGCTGATTCGGCAGAAGTTGATCGCCGACTTGGACGCGGAGCGTGCCGCCGCCCAGCAACAATCCAACCGCCTGCGCAGCCGCGGACGCTACGACGACGCCCGCACCATGGCCGGCGCAGCCGAAGGGCTCCGCGCGGCGATGACCATCGTTTGGGCGAACGCCGAACGGCGGCCGACGCCGAGGTTCTACCGATGACGGAGCCACTCGTCGTCGTCGATCAATATTGCGGCGCCGGCGGCACGAGTACCGGCGTCATCAACGCGGCCCTCGACCTGGGGATGTCGATCGACCTCATCGGCGTCAACCACTCGCCCGAGGCGATCGCGACCCACACCGCGAATTACCCGTGGGCCCGGCACTTCTGTCAGGACCTCACCAAGATCGACCCGCACGAAGCGGTCCCGGGCGGCTGGGTCGACCTGCTCGTCTCCTCGCCCGAGTGCACGCATTTCAGCCAGGCCCGCGGCGGCAAGCCGATCCTCGACCAGAAGCGGACCGGCGGATGGGAAGTGATCAAGTGGTGCCGTGAGTTGGACGTCCAGTGTGTGCTGGTCGAGAACGTCCCCGAGTACACGACCTGGGGACCGGTCGTCAACGGCAAGCTCGCGCCGCGTGGTAAGGGCGCCGAGTTTCAGAAGTGGGTCGCCGCGTTCTGGAGCCTCGGCTATACCGTCGAGTGGCGGTTCCTGAACGCCGCCGACTTCGGCGACGCCACGACCCGCACCCGCTTCTTTCTGCAAGCGCGGAAAGACGGCTGGGCAATCGAGTGGCCGGCGCCGACGCACGCCCGCGACCCGCGGAAGCTAGGCCCCCTCGGCGCCCAGCTCGCGCCGTGGCGCGCCGCGCGCGAGATCATCGACTGGTCGCTCGCCGGGAAGTCGATCCTCGACCGCAAGGTGCCGCTCTCGATCAACACCCGCCGCCGGATCGCGCGCGGCTTCGCGCAATTCGGCGGACCGCTGGCGCCGCTCTACATCCGCCTGCTCGACCTGCCCGAAGGTGCCCCGATGCAAGCATCCGAACTGCGCGAAGAGCTGCACGAGCCTTTCCTGATCGGCCAGCGCGACTCATGGGACGGCCGCCAGGTCGTGCCAGGTCGCGCGAGGTCAGTCGAGCGGGAGCCGATCCCCTGCGTGTCCTCGATCGCGCGGATCGGTCTGGCGCAGGGCGCGGCCGAGCCATTCACCTTCGCGAACCGCCTGAACAACCGGCCGCGAGATCTCGACGAGCCGGTCGCGCCGGCGACCAGCGGCCACGGCGGCGGGATCGCCCACGTCGAGCCGACTGCCGCGCCCTTCGTGCTCGCGCGCCAGTCGAACCCGATCCCGAAGTCACCCGACGATCCGATCGGCGCGCTGACAGACCGCCCGCCCTACCTGGTCGAATCGAGCGCGGCGCCATTCGTCCTCTCCCAGGCCAGCGGCGGCGAACCGCGCCCGGTGGAGCTACCGATCCCGACGATCGCGACCGCCGGCTTCGTTCGTCTGTTCGAGCCGCACGTGAGCGCCTACTACGGCAACGGCGGTCCGGAGAGCCTCGAGCGGCCGCTCTCGTCCGCGACGACGCGACAGCGGCACGGCCTGGTCGACCCGCAGATCGTCCCCTACGGCCCGCGCGCCGAGGCCAGGTCCGTCGAGCTGCCGGCGCCGACGGTGATGACGAGCGATCGTCTCGCCCTCGCCCAGCCGATCATCGACCGCGCCTATGGCCGCAGCTCGCCGGCGAGCCCCGACGCGCCGCTCTCGGCGATCTCCGGGACGAACCATCACGCGCTAGTCGAGCCGAGCGCGCTCATCGCGACGTTCGGCGAACGACCGGGCCAGGCGCCGCGCGCGCACGCCGTCGATCAACCACTGCCGACGATCAATGCGACGCGCACGCCGCAGCTCGCGCAGGGTGTGATCGCGCAGCTCGGTCAGACGGGCGGCAACGGCAAGTACGTTCGCTCGACCGACGAGCCGCTCAGCGTCGTGCAGACGAAGGCGTCGCACGCGCTCGCACAGCCGATGATCGCGCCCTTCTACGGCGACAGCCACGGCGTGCCGCGCCGCCCGCACTCGATCGACGAGCCACTCCGCACGATCCGGAGCGAGCCGACCTTCGGCCTGGCCGACCCGACGCTCGACGTCGAGATCCCCGAGGGTGTCGATCGTCGACGGCTCGTCTACATCGACGGCGTGCTGCACGTGCTCGACATCCTATTTCGGATGCTCGCGAATCACGAGCTGGCCGGGGCGATGTCGTTCCCGCCCGAGTACCACTTCGCCGGCACACGCTCGCAGGTCTGCAAGCAGATCGGGAACGCGGTCGCCTGCCGGATCGCGAAGGCGCTGGCGACGTCCATGCTCTACCGCCGGCCGGCGGCCGAGGCGGTCGCGTGATGGTGATGAGCTGCGCCTACTGCGGCCAGGAATGGCCGCGTCATCCCGCGATCGAAGTCGCATGCCCGACCTGTCTCGCTGCCCCCGGTCGGAACTGTATGCGGCCGAGCGGACACAACATCATGGGCGGCGACGTGCATAGAGCGCGCGAACAGGCGGCGGTCGACGCCGGTGTTCTGCATCTCTGCCCGAAGGGGCCGACCGCCCGCCCCGGGCGCGCGCCCAAACAGCTCGCGCTCCTCTGATCATCTACCTGACCGGTTCCGGGGGAGGAGCCGCGTCTCTACCGTTGCGCCCGGACCTCGGCTTGATGCTCAACCCAGGCGGCGGCAACGGGGCGCGCGACGGACTCGCGGACGTGGCATATGCGATCGACCATGGCACCTTCCGTCGGCCCGACCTCTACGACCTCGACCGGCACCTGCGCTACATCGATCTCCACGCGCCGTACGCCGATCGGTGCCTGTTCGTGACCGCGCCTGACGTGCTCGGCGACCCAATCGGCACCTGGGAGCCTGCGCGGCCCGTGCTCGCCGCGATCCGCCAGCGCGGATTCCCGGCCGCACTGGTCGCGCAGGATGGTATCGACTGGCGCACGCTCGACTGGCCAGCGGTCGACTGCGTGTTTGTGGGCGGGTCGACAGAGTGGAAGCTGAGCGAAGCTGCCTACGCGGTGGCGGCCGAGGCTCACCAGCGCGGCAAGTGGGTGCACCTGGGCCGCGTCAACAGCTACCGCCGCCTCCGCGCGGGCCGGGTGAGCCTCTACGACTCGGCAGACGGAACCTTCCTCGCGTTCGGGCGGGATCGGAATCTGCCGCAACTCCTGCGCTGGCTCGACGACATCAACGCTCAATCGCCGCTCCTGCGCGCTAGCCTGCTCCCAGGTCGCGCCACCTTGCATCCGGTCTAGACACCTGCTATACTGTGTACAGCAGAAACCACCACCGGAGCGCACCATGTACGTAGAAATCGCCCGCAGCCGCGACGATGCCGAGGCGCTGGCGGATCGATTCGAGCGCGAGCACGCGGGCGGCGCGGCCGTCGTCGACCTCGTGCTCGAGCAGAAGGTTCGCCAGCGATCGGCATACGGTCAGAGCCACTACGCGCGGCCGCACTACCGCGTGAGCGGCTTCACCGCCGCCGAGCTGGCGGACTGACATGCCGCTCCTCGAGCTGCCACGACCGCGCGTGGCACCGCCGCGCTGCGCGAGCTGCGGGCGCGAGGTCCTGAACGGACAGCTCGCCGGCGGGCTCTGGTTTTGCTCGCGCGAGCATCTCGATCGCTACCGCGAGCTACACCGCGCCAGCACCGAGCGGCTCCGCCGACTCGAGGGAAAGGACGTATGAGCGAGACACTCGTCAAGGAAGTCAACGGCGTCGAGATCTACCTCACCGCGTCGGGGCGTTTCACCTGCCGCCTGCCAGCCTCGGGTGCGCCGTTGTACCGCGACGGCAGGACGGTCACGAGTCAACGCTCCGCGAGATCGAGAAGCTGCTCGACCAGCAGGTCGTCACGAAGTCAAACGCACCCGGCGGCTGGCAAGGGATCGACGTGTTCGCGGCGGACTACCGGAACCATGTCGCGGGCCCGATCCGGCTCGTGCGCGCCGAGAAGGGTCGCGGCTACCGCGGCGACCGATTCTTCGACGCGAGCGGCCACGAGCGGAGCACCGGCGGCGAATACCGCCTGTGGGACGCCGAAAAGGTCGAGAAGATGCGGATCCTCGAACGCACGATCCAGCGCGCCGAAGCGGAGCGCAGAGAGCTCATCAACTCCTGTCCGCGGGTGACACGCGAGACGCTCAACGAGGCATACGCGAAGACGGTCAAGGGAGAGAGAAGGCATGAGTGAGACCCGGACGATCAGCGGCCGCGTCGCCAAGGTGCGCGGCCGTGGCTTCACGCTCGAAGGTCAGCCCGACGTCGGCGCGGACGGCTGGCTGAACATCTCGCAGTTCGGCAAGGCGAGAGACCTCGACGTCCCGAACGTCGGCGACGAGGTTGAGGTCGCACTCGACGCCAAGAACTTCGTCCGCGACCTGACCGTTCGCACGCCGGCCGCGCCATCGCGAACCGCGCCGAGTGCCTCGCACACATCGTTCGCTGGTGGCGACGGGGACCGGATCTGCCGCCAGGCGGTGATGAACACCGCCACCGCGATCCTCGCCAGCGGCGGCCGCCAGGTCCGACCGAGCGCGATGCTGCGGCTCGCGGTCGCGCTCGAGCGCTGGGCCCGCGACGGCGGGCCGATCGACCACGACGACGCCTTCGACGACTACGTGTTAGGTGCCTACGCTCGGACGCCGGAGATCCCGGAGATCTTCGATCGCACGAAAGAGCCAGATCAGACCCCAAGCGCTCTGGAGCCGCCGCCACCGACGCCCATCTGGCCACGGCACGATGTCGAGGCGCGCGCGCTGCTCCACATTGACCTGGCGGGCGCGAACCTCGACGTGCTGTACGACGATCTGACGCGCCTCGCGCGGCAGCACGGGGTCCGTCCGCCTATCGAGCGCCCGCCGGCCCAGGCGCTCGCGACAGCGATCGCGAGCCTGCAGCGACAGCTCAGAGGGCGCGTTGCGCAACAGTCGCACCTCGCCGAGGCGCGATGAACACGGTCCAGCTCGGCGTGCGAGTCCGCATCCTACGGGCGCAGCGCCTCATGACGCAACTCGACCTCGGCGAAAAGAGCGGCCTGCACCATCAGACGATCAGTCACATGGAGCGGGGGAAAAAGATGGTCTCTCGGCGCGTGATCGAGCAGGTCGCGCGCGCGCTCAAGGTGGATGTCGAGACACTACTCGACCCGAACGAGTCGGCGCTCGACCGCTTCGCACAACGGCGCGACATCGTTGGCTACCGCGGCCGCATGAGGTATGACGCCGGCATCGCTACCCGACTGGCCCTTCTGGCCGAAAAGATCCGGCGGATGGACGAGCAGCTCGTCTCGATGGGCACGATCGTGGCCGAGCTGACCGACGCGCTACGCGAACAGGCCGAGGAACGGCGAGCGGGATGATGCGGCTCACGCTTCGAATCCTCTACGCGATGCTCCTCCGCTGGTGGCTCCGCGCGTTCGGTCGCGCGCTCCGCCAAGCATTGACCGGGAGGTAGGTCATGGCGCTCAAGCCGCCGGCGGGCTGGACCCCGCCCGATCCGAACATCCGCCGCGGCCGCTCTATGCGCGAAATGCGTGTCAAACACGGCATTACACAGAAGGCCATCGGCGCCTACCTAAAAATCGCGCCGAGCGAAGTCGCGGCGCTCGAGGCGGGCCGTCGCGCATGGGACAATGCGCTCCTTAGCGCCTGGATTGACGCCTGCCGCGATCTGCGCAGGGTGTGATCGTGACGAGGCTCGCTCCCGCAACCGGCGCCCTCGCGATCGCTCCTGGCTTCGAGCTTCCGCTCGATGCGGTAACGCAGACCTTCGCCATTCTGGCCAAGCGGGGCGTAGGTAAGACCTATACAGCCAGCGTCCTCGTCGAGGAGATGCTCAAAGCCGGGCTGCCGGTCGTCGTGGTCGACCCGATCGGCGTCTGGTGGGGGCTGCGCTCCTCGGCCGACGGTCTCAGTCCTGGACTGCCGATCGTCGTGATCGGCGGCGAGGAATATGGCGACATACCGCTCGACGTCGCCGCCGGCGCCACGATCGCGGATCTGGTCGTCGACGAGCGACTCTCCTGCGTGCTCAATTTCCAACACCTGCGCAAGGGCGAGCAGATCCGGTTCATGACCGACTTCGCGGAGCGGCTCTACCACCGCAACCGCGAGCCGCTCCACCTGGTCTTGGACGAGGCCGACGCCTACGCGCCGCAAAAGCCGATGAAGGGCGCCGAGCGGCTCCTCGGCGCGATCGAGGATCTCGTCCGCCGCGGCCGCGCGCGTGGTCTGGGCGTGACGCTCATCACGCAGCGCTCGGCGGTGATCAACAAGGACGTGCTGACGCAGGTCGAGGTCCTGATCGCGCTCCGCACGATCGCGCCGCAGGATCGCGCCGCGATCGACGAGTGGATCAAGGTCCATGGGACTCCCGAGCAGCGCGCCGAGTTGATGAGCTCGCTGCCGACGCTCGAGATCGGCGAGGCATGGATCTGGTCGCCGGCCTGGCTCGACGTGTTTCGCCGCGTCCATATCCGGACGCGCGAGACGTTCGACAGCTCCTCCACACCGAAGGTCGGCACCATGCGGCTCGTCCCGCGCACGCTCGCCGACGTCGACCTGGCCAGGCTGCGCGAACGTCTGGCGACGTCGATCGAGCGCGCGAAGGCCGATGACCCGAAGCTCCTGCGCGCCCGCGTCGCGGAGCTGGAGGGCGCACTCGCGAAGGCGTCCCAAATGCAAGCATCCAAACTGCGAGAAGACGAACCGGAGCGCATCGTCGAGCGCGTCGACGTGCCCGTCATCACGCCCGGGCAGATCGACGACCTCCGCGCCTGGGCCGCCTCGATCACCGAGCTATGGACCTTCCTCGATCGCCTCCGCGACGCCGCCGCGAAGCTCGACCCGATCCGCGACGAGCTGCGCGCCCTGGTCGATCGCTACGACGAGCAGCAGCGCCACCCGAGCGGACGCGCCCGATCCGGACCACCGACGCCGCTCCGATTCGAGCCGCCGACGGAGGAGATCAAGGAACCGCTGACTATGGTGTCGCGCGGCAGCGAAGTCATCAAAACGTCGCTCGATGAGCGTCCGCGACCTCTGGCGGCAAACGGCGCCGAACCCGCTGCGGACCGCCCCATCACGCCGACCGAACGCGCGATCCTCAACGTGCTTGCGCAATTCCCGGCGGGACGCACGCGCAGACAGCTCGCCGTCCTCCAGCCCTACTCGACGACGAGCGGCAGTTGGTCATCGGCCCTCGCCGCCGGCCGCGCCGCGGGCCGCCTCGAGGGCAGCGCCACGGACGCTTCGCCTCTACGGATCACGGCCCGCGGGCTCGCAGAGGTTGGGCCCGTCGTGCCTCTGCCGCGCGGCCGCGCGCTACTCGATTACTGGCTCGCCCGACTCGGGGCCAGCACCTGGTCGGGAATCATCCTGGCCGCTGCCGTCGATCTCTATCCAAACGCCGTCACGCGCGATGACCTAGCGGCGCGCACACCCATGTCGCAATCGAGCGGCAGCTACTCGTCTGCCCTCGGGAAGCTCCGCGCCCTCGACCTGATCGACCGCGGACCCATCGTCGCCAGCGCGGCGTTCTTCGAGACCTAGCGCCACATTGCACCGCGTGGCGACACGTGCTACACTACACACACAGGAACTAGGAGTAGAAACGTTGGGCGCGACTACGATCGACATCATCGAGGTCATCACGGACGCACCCGAATCGTACGACGGCTTCGGGAGCGAGACGCTGGAATGGCTGCCATTTGGGCGCGCCGGCGCGCCTGGCAATGCGGTCTCGCCGAGCAGGCACCCCTACCGGCGCGTGGCCGTCCGAGCCAATGCGTGGGCGTGGCAGACGTCGCGCTACACGAGTGGGTTGCATCGGCCGCTCAACAGCCGCGAAGAGCTTGACCAGCTCGTGCACAGCCGCGCGGTCCTGCCGTTCGCCGGCGAACTGCCCACGATCGTGCGGTGCATCGGCTGCGGTTCGAACATCGGGAACGATCGCCGCGCCCAGGACGGCACCTGCGGCGACTGCCTCGACGCCGAGCTGCTCGAGACGGCGCGCGTCGAAACGGCGGCGCCCGATATCGAGTATTGCGACGAATGCGGCTACACGGCTCTTGGGGAGGATGGGGATTGCGCACACTGCCGACGCGTCGAGCCGTGAGATCCCGGCCGACCCATCTCCGGCCACTCATCAGCGTGCCGCGTGCCGACCTCGAGCACCTGACGGCCGCGGCCGCGACGCTCGCCATCGTGCAGGGTGTCGAACGCAACGCGGCCCTCGCCGTCATCGCGCGGGGGTTCCGGGAGCCCGGGGACGATCCGCCCAGGCTCGACAGCGAACAGGTCGCCGCGGACATCGAGGCGCTCGGCGCGGCCGTCACGCGCACGCGTCGCGTCCTCGGCTGGATGCGATCCTGAGCGCGGACGATCATCTCGATCCCGCGGTCGCGGCCGCGGGATCGAAGTCGATCCGCTGTTCGCGTTGCTGCCGATGACGCGGCGGGTCGGCGATCGCGAGCTGCGCATCTACCCGCTCACCTTCGGCCGCGCCCGACTCGGGATCGGCCCGCCAGGGTCGACGGCCTTCGACGACGTTTTCTGATACGACGGCGCTCTGCCAGCGTGGCTGGCGATGAACGCGTGGGAGCTAGACCTCGAGCCCGAGCCTCCCGGCTGGATGCGCCATCCGTCGACCGGCCGGCGACGCCCTGACGGTGATCCGGCGCAGGAGTACCGGCGAGTCTGACGACGCGCCACATGGCGCCATCTCCTTGCATCGTGTGTATACACCTGCTATACTACGTACACGTAGCACAGATCAAGGAAAGCGAACAGATGGCGGGACGCGCGGACATCGACAGCCCGGACAGTCGGAAAGCCTGGCGGGCTCGGAATCCCGAGAAGGATCGCGCGCACCGCGTCGTCGAGTTCTACATCCGGCGTCTGCGCCGCGCTGGTCTGCCGATGCCGACCTGCGAGGTCGAGGGCTGCACACACGGCGGCAAGATCCAGGCGCACCACACGGACTACTCGCGACCGCTCGATGTCGTGTGGCTCTGCCCGCACCACCACATCAGCGGCCATTGGAACGAGTCATGGCGCGAGCAGCGGGGCGGCAAGGCGATCACGATGATCCGCCGCACCATCGAGATCACAGAGGAGGACGCAGTTGCCTGAGCCCACGCGCGTCGGCGCGTTCTCGATCGACCTAGCGACCGGGACCGTCATCGGACCGGCCGCCTACATGGCCGAGCGCGGCAGCGCAAAGCTGCGCGAAATCGAGGTCGGGCGCTGCCCGGTTGTCAACTACGCGCCGACGGGCACGCCGATCGGTCAGCTCGTGCTCGTCTCGCTCCAGACCGACTATGCGGCGGCCTGGCTAGGGCAGCAGCAGCTCACCAGAGGGTTGGCCCGATGATCGGCCCGGTCGTCGACATCACCACACGCAGGAGGACGCACACCATGGCACATCCTAGCCAGCAGTTCCTAGACGAAAAGAACGGACGCACGGAGCGCACCGCCCCGGCGCTGTCACGCGATTGGTCGGCTGAGATCACAGGGCTCGCGTGCGCTCTGCTCGTCATCGTCCACACGCCGCACATTCGGGCCTATCTCGAGGCGTCCGACCCGAAGGCGCTCGCGCAGGCGCACGCCGCGCTCGAGGCGGTCGCTGCGCCGGTGAGTCCACGATGAACGATCGCGACGAGACGATCGCGACGATCCGCGCCGCGCTCAAGCGGCGGAGCGGCAAGACCTGGAGCGTCAGCGGCGGCCGCGGCACCGCCTGGGGTTGGATCAAGATCACCGCGCCGCCGGCCCGCCGCCGCGAGTTCGGCTATATGACCGACGCCGATCGCATCGAGCTGGGCGACCTGCTCGCGCTCGGCGGTCTGGCGCACCATCAGGGCGTCAACGTCGCCGCTCAGAGTGACTATCGACGGGAGTACGTCGAGCGTGCCGAGGGCCGCGCCGTCACCATCCGCGGGGTGCCACAATGGGACTGAGCGCCACGGTGCCGACTCGCGCTCGCGTCCGCCGCGCCGCGGCGAGTCACCGCCGAGCTCGCCGGCTGACCGTGCCATGGCTCGTGCGGCGCTACCACGACCTCGGCCGCCAGATCTACGCTCGCGACGCGACGCCCTCGGAGCGCGCCGATCTGCGCGCGCAGCTCGATCGCGTGCTGGAGCAGCTCGACGGAAGGGAGTCCTGGTGATGAACTGCACCGCGTGCGGCGGCTCGCTCATGCAGTTCGCGACCGCCTGGGGGCCGCGGCGCGGCACGTTCCGCCACGGCCAGTCACACCGGGATGCGACCGCGTTCGAGCAGCCAACCCCGGAGCGGCACTGCTGCTGCCCGGGCGGACCTGTCTGGCGTCGGCTCGAGTCGACCGAGGTCGGCCGGGCGATGCGGCTCCGCGAGACGAGGCACGAGCGGTCCGGCGTCGTTCACTTCTGGATGGACGGCTCCTGGTACGAGCAGTCGGCCGCGGACTGGCGACGCATGCTCACCGAGCAATGGGAGACGTTGCTCGGCTCGGTCGCGACGTGAGCCAGCCACGCGCGCGATCGGGCGGGGTTCCGCGGCTCAACCTCGACGACTACCGACTCCTGTGGCTCGTGCTCGACGCTTACCTCGATACCGGAGGTCGCGCCTTGACCGCCGGGCGCCGCGTTCGTGCGGACGAGCGCGAGAGGCTCGTCCGGATCCGCGCGGCCCTCGAGGCGTCCGTTAGGAGTCAGACCGACGTCTACTAGACCTGGCGCCACCTTGCACGACGTGCGCGCACCTGCTATACTGAATACAGTGGAAACACAGACGGAGTGCAGGATGCACCGCACAGCGGTCATCTCGAGCAACGTGGCGACGATCGCATTTGACCCGCAGATCGGACTCGAGGTCGAGTTCCGCTGCGGCTCGCTCTATCGCTACCCGACGGTCGATGCCGCGATCTGGCAGCAGCTCGCGGCCGAGGCCGCGGCGGTCGATAGCGGTGCCGACGGCGCCTCGGTCGGCCGGGCTCTGCACGAGCTGGTGAAGCGACCCGGCTACGCGTACGAGAAGGTCCGCGGCATTCCCACGGCGCACAATGAGGAGAACCCCACGCGATGACGACCACGATCCGCACGTTCCCATCTTCGTCGTCCAGCGCGACCTACACCGTGAGTCGCGACGACGCCGGCCAGCTCTCCTGCGACTGCCCGGGCTGGCGGTTCGTCAAGCCGGGCGCCGAGCGCGGCTGCAAGCACACTCGCCAGATCACTGAGCCCGTCTCGCGCGGTGCACCGAATGCACCACGGGCGGTCGCGCCGCCTCCAGCCGCGGCCGCTTTCGCCTCGACCGCGGCCGAGTTGCTCGCCGCCCGCGACGCGCCGATCTATCGCCCGCTCATGCTCGCCGAGGTTCTGCCCGCCGGTCGGTCGATCGATGACTACGACGCGGCGACCTGGGCGATGGAGCAGAAGTACGATGGCGTGCGCGTGCTGATCGCCGTTCGGCCGGCGAGTTGGCGGGCGCGGGCCCGATCTGGAGTGAGCCTAGCACCCGGCGTCGTGACCGCATGGTCGCGCGCCGGCGGCGGTCGCAGCGAGGGGCTACCGCGCATGCTCCCGCCCGCGATCGTCGCCACGCTCGAGACGCTGCCCGACGGCGACTACGACGGGGAGCTGCTCGGCACGAACGGCGGCCAGCGCGTCGTCCTCTTCGACATCCTGCAGCTCGGTCGCGTCGACACGACGCAATACAACTACGATGAGCGCCGCCAGCTCCTGACCGGGGCGGGCTCGCGGCTCACCGCGGACGATCCGGTGATCGTCACGACGTCAGGGCCGCCCAGCCAGACGATGCACGACGCGATCGTCGCCGCCGGCGGCGAGGGTGTGATGCTCAAGCGACGCGCCGCTCCCTACGTCGGGCGCCGCACCGCCGACGTGCTCAAGGTGAAGGGTTGCGCGGAGGCGGTCGTAGAGATCGTCGGCTGGGACGTCGGCAAGTCCGGCCCACGCTCCGTGATCGTTTACCGCCTGCCGTCGGGACTCGAGTCGCGGTGCGCGGTCCTCAACAACGACTGGCACCGCCGGATCGACCGCGGCGAGATCGCGATCGGCACAAGGATCGAGATCGAGTACCAATTCCTGATGCCGAGTGGGATGCCTCGCCACCCGCGCGCCAAGCGCGTTGTCGGGGAGTAGGGTGGCGCTCAGCGAATTCTCCTGCACGATCCAGAACCTTCCGGCTGATCAGGTGGGCGTCGTCACATGCGAGTATTGCGACCGGCGCGCGATCGCCGCATTCTCGACCGAGTTCTATCCGCGGATGGAGCCGATCCCCCTATGTCTGGCTCACGCCCTAGAGCAGCTCACGGAGATGATCGGGAACTCGCAGCCGTGAAGTTGACACGTCTCCCAACCGATGACCTGGCCGTCGCGCTCGCGCGCGCGGCGCCCCGCGCGTTGCCGGAGGTTTTCCGATCGGAGGGCTTCTGCATATGGGCGACCCGCATCGCGATCGAGGTCGCGCGCCGCCATCGCGTCGACGCGTACGCGCTCGCCTGCGGTTGTCGTGTGACGAACGCCGACCGATCCTACCAGGTCGACATCGGCGACCCGACCGCGATGCGGCCAGGTGGCTGGCCAGGTCATCTGGTCGCGGTGCTGGATCGCCGCTGGCTGGTCGACCTATCGCTCGGTCAGGCCGCGCGCCCCGCGCTGGGGATCGACGTCGGGCCGATCGCTGCGGCGATCGACGATCCGGAGCCTTTCCTGCGCGGGCGTTCCGACCTTGCTGGGGTCGTACGCGACAGCCTGGTCGTCTACCGATCTCGACCGACCGATCGCACCTACCGGGTCGGGCGGGCCTGGTCGATCCCGGCCGTCGAATTGGCAGGCGCGGTCGACGCGCTGCTGGCGGAGATTGGCCGATGAAGAACCGCCAGAGCGCGATGTTCGTCGACGGCGCGGACCTCCCCCTGTTCTCAGGCACGGCGCCGAGCCGCCGCGAGACACCATTCCTCCTCGAGGAGAGCGCGTCGCTAGAGCAGATCGGCCTGCCGGCTCGATGTCGGCCATGCCGAGACACCGGCGTGCTCATGGGCCCGAAGGGTCCGCGCCCATGCGGCTGCGCCACGCGCACGTAGCGCCAGCACGCGCGACCTTGCACCCTCCGGCTACACCTGCTATACTGTGTTCACGTTGAACAACACCGCAGGAGAAACCGATTTGCACGTGAGATTCGCCCGTGTGGCCGACGCGCTGCGCCACATCACCACCGACGGCCGGATGACGCTCTGCGGACGCCCGGTCACCGAGGATGAAGCCGGCTTGAAGAAACACCCTTGCGCCCGGTGTGTCATCGTCAAGGCCGAACGGCGGTCCCCGTGATCGCGAAGCTCCCATACCGTGTCTCCTCGCTCCCGCTGGCGAAGCTCGTCGCCGGCGGCAACGACCGCACCGTGTTCGCCCCGGCGGAGCTCGAGGAGCTGGCCGCGTCGATCAAGGCCGACGGGCTCGCGCAGCCGATCACGGTCCGGCCGATCGCGGGCGGACGCTTCGAGATCGTTGCCGGCGAGCGGCGCAGTCGCGCCTGCCGACTGCTCGGGCTGGACTGCCATCCCCGCGATCGTGCGCAAGCTCGACGACGAGTCCGCCGCGGCGATCACGCTGGCCGAGAACAGCGCGCGCGTCGATCTGCACCCGCTCGACGAGGCGCGCGCCTACCGCTCACGCATGGATCGATTCGGGTGGACCGCCGCGGAGACGGCCAAACGTGCCAAGGTCAGCGGCGGCCGCGTCACCGCCCGGCTGCTCCTGCTCGATCTGGTCGAGGAGGCGCAGCAGATGATCGCGGTCGGTCAGATGGCCGCCAGCTACGGCGAAGTCATGGCCCCACTTGACCACAACCGCCAACGGATCGCGCTGCGCGCGCTCGTCGCGACCGAGCGCATGCCGCTCCGCGTCTGGCGGAGCGTTGTCGGGGAGCTGCTGGCCCAGCAGGCGCAGGACTCGCTTTTCAACGCCGAGGACTTCATGACCGGCGTGATCGTCGCGCCCGCGCGCGCCGCGCTGCGCCGCCGGTTCCCGGTAGCCGAGAACGTGCCGCCGATGCCGGTGAAGATGACCCTCGGCGCAACCTTCGAGCACTACCTCGCCGACCTGATGACGTCCGAGAACGCGAGCCATCGCGACCTCGCCGGCATCGTCGGCGCGCTCTACGAATCGCTGCTCAAGGGGAACATGGCGAAGCCGCCGACCTCGAGCCCGCTCGACACAGCGGCAGCCGCCTAACACACCTGCTACAATATAGACACCGGAGGCACATACGATGTCCGTCGACCTGACCCTCGCGACCTCCCGCTACCACAACCCGGCCCTCCGCGAGCCCGACTGCTGGTGGGTGCCGATCGGAATCACCGCCGGCCGCCCGCGCTGGCCGCTCGGTTACAAAATCGTGGCGAACCTTGCCGAGTTGGCGCCGACCCGCGCGATGCTCGCCGACTACAAGGTCGACGGCTGGCCGGAGTTCTCCCGACGCATGAACGCGCAGCTCGACGCGCTCGACCTCGACGCTCTCGTCGTACGCCTGCGGCGTCTCATCGCCGAGAACGGCGATCGCGGGCTCGTCCTCCTCTGCTTCGAGGACGTGAACGCCGGCCAACTCTGCCATCGCCGGATCGTCGCCGAGTTCCTCGAGCGGCGGCTCGACGTCGCGTGTCCCGAGCTGTGGACGCCGACCACCGCGGCGACCAAGGCACGTCGCGCCGGACAGGCCAGCCTCATCTAGCGCGACCTCAGGTGCATGCGGCGCACCGTCTGCGTACAATGCCCCAGGTGTCTCAGTGGAGTGGAGACCAGATGGCACCAGGTGCCGCGACCTCGAATCCGGCGGTAGCTCACCAGGGGGAGCGCCCGGCCTCCAGCCGGGAGGGTGCGGTTCGAGGCCGCGACGCCGGTCCAAACGGGTGCAGCCAAAGACCGATGAGCTAAGCACATTCAATGTCGATCGAGAATCTCAATCTGCGCCTGCACGATCTGGCCATGGATCTCGCCGATAGCGCGGACGAGCTTTTGCGGCGCGGTCACGTCGAGCAAGCAAGGGAGATCTACGCCCGAGCCGCCGACACGGAGTCGCGTGCTCTCGACATGATTCCACTCAGGGCGGCGCGTACGGCGTCGTGGACGAGCGGGGCGACGGCATCCTGCTTCTCTACGCGATGGCGGCCGCGCACCCGCCCGATCGCATGAGCCGTCTACTCAACCACGTGGCGATGCTCACGCGCCACCCCGAGTCCAAAGACCAGCGCGGGCTCATGCGCCTCGTCAAACGGAAGCGCGAGCCCGAAGGGAGACAGAGTCGATGGCGGCTGATCTATCAGGCACCGCTCCGGGAGACGACGCCTCAGCAGGCGCTGACGGCCTGGCTGACGGAGGAGCGGCGGTGGCGCCGAGCGCGGGAGCGATCGACCTCGGCGGCGGGATCTGGCTCGAGTTCATAGCCGTCGACGCGCTGCGCGAGCAGGACAAGAACGCGCGAGCCATGCAGCCGGCGATGTTCAACCAACTCGTCGCGAACGTGAAGAAACGCGGCCAGCTCGAAAGCCTGCCCTACTGCGCGGTGATGGATCGCCGCGTCGAGATCGTGAGTGGCCACCACCGCGTGCGCGCCGCCCGCGCGGCGGGGCTCAAGACGCTCCCCGTCCTGATCGATCGCTCCGGCCTGACGCGCTCGGCAGTGGCGGCCAAGCAGCTCGCCCACAACACGATCGCCGGATTCGACGACCCCGACATCCTGCGCGAAATCGCGCGCACGATCACGGACGTGGATGACCTGGTGGAATCCTTTCTGCCGGAGGGCGTCCTGCCCGGCCCGCCGAACCCGGAGCTCGAGAAGCTGCTCGCGCCCCGGGTCGGGTTCGAGTGGAAGATGGCGGCGATCGTGTTTCTCCCGCACCAACTCGACGCATTCGAGGCGATCATCCAGCGGCTCGGCAGTCACCCGGCCTACGTCGGCGTCGCGCCGCTCGAATGCTTCGAGCCGTTCGCGGCCGCCGTGGCGCGCTTCTCGAAGGCGGCGAACATCGCCAGCATCGGTACGGCGCTTGCGGCGATGGCCGAGATCGTGGAGGCTCATCTCGATCGCGAGGCCGCTGCCGCGGAGCAGGCGACGTGAGCCGGCCGGGCGTCGAGGCCGTCGGCCGTCTGTCCGAGGACGACCGCGAGGCGCTGGCGCTGCACTTTGAGGTATGGGCACAGACATTCGGCATCCGCACCGCGATGGAGCGCTCCTACCGCGAGATGCTCTCGGTCGGGATCTCGACCGACGACGCGATCGACTTTCTGGCCACCGCGCTGCTCGAGGCGAGCCGCGACGATGGCTAGACCGCTCAAGCTGACACCGGTCATCCAGGATCGGATCTGCGCCGCGATCGCGACCGGCGCCGTCTACCGCCTCGCCGCCGCCTACGGTGGCGTCGACTACGACACGTTCCGCCGCTGGATGAAGCGCGCCCAGGCGCCGCGTGCGCCCGCCTTGTTTCGCGGGTTTTACGAGGCTGTCAAAAACGCCGAGGCGACCGCGACCGTCGGCTGGCTGGCCGTGATCGAGAGGGCCGCCCGCGATGGCACATGGCAGGCCGCGGCCTGGAAGCTCGAGCGTCGCTACCCGCAGGATTGGGGGCGGCGCATCCTCGAGATCGAGGATGACGAGGATCTCATCCGCACGCGTCTGCGCCGCGAGGCCGAGGAGCAGGGCGACGATCCCGACGAGGCGATCGCGATCTACGAACGGATGCTGACGGAGACGAACGCCACCGCCAACGGCCGGCGTCCTGGTCGAGGGCGAACGCCCGAGCGCTGATGTCGCGCGCCCTCCGCGCGCTCCTCGCGACCCGCGCCCGACTCGCCCAGCGCCGCCGCCACCGCGAATCGCAACGGCTCGACGAGCTGTGGGCGCGGCGGACCTGGTACGTCGGCGACCCGAACGACCCGAACCCGCGACGTCGACCAGCCCGCCCCGAGCAGCGCGAGCCGCCACTCCTCATCGGGGAGACAGACCAGGAGTGGCTGACCTGGTTGATCCTGGCAGGTCGCGGCTGGGGCAAGACGCGGACCGGAGCCGAGTGGACGATCGACCAGATCCGGGCGGGCCTGTGCCGAAACTTCGCGATCGTCGGGCGCTCGGCCGCCGACGTGCGCGACGTCATGATCCGCGGTGTCTCGGGCATCCTGGCCGTCTCGCCGCCAGAGTTCATGCCGGTCTACCAGCCGAGTCTCCGACTTCTGACCTGGCCGAACGGCGCCCAGGCGCATACCTACTCGGCCGAAGAGCCGGACTCTCTGCGCGGGCCAGGCCACGACGGCGCGTGGCTCGACGAGCTCGCCGCCTGGCGCTACGTCGACACCTACGACCAACTCATGCTCGGCCTGCGCGAAGGCGCGCGGCCGCGCGCAGTAATCACGACCACGCCTCGCCCGACGAAGATCATCAAAGACCTCCTCGCCGACCCGACCGTCGTGGTGACACGTGGCACCACCTACGAGAACCTGGCCAACCTGGCACCCATTTTCCGTCGGCGGATCCTGCAGCGCTACGAGGGCACGAGGCTCGGCCGCCAGGAATTGCACGCCGAGGTCCTCGACGACCTCGAGGGCGCGCTCTGGACGCAGAAGATCATCGACGACCTGCGCGTCAAGCGCGTGCCGCGCGACAGCGACGGGGCAATCATGCTCGCCCGGGTCGTCGTCGCGATCGACCCGGCGACGACCTCGAACCCCGACTCCGACGAGACGGGCATCGTCGTCGCCGGGCTTGGCATGGACGGGGATTTCTACGTCCTGCACGCCGACGGCTACCGCCTCTCGCCGAACGGCTGGGCGCGCCGCGCTCTGGAGCTATATGACCACTACCAGGGCGATCGGATCATCGCCGAGCGGAACGCCGGCGGCGAGATGGTCGAGGCGACAGTCCGCGTGCTGCGGCCGCACGCGCCGTTGACCACGATCGTCGCCAGTCGCGGTAAGACCGTCCGCGCCGAGCCGATCTCGGCGCTCTACGTGCAGAAGCGCGTGCATCACGTCGGCCGGCTCGACCGCCTCGAGACGCAGATGACGAGCTTTCCCGTCGACCCCAGCGCCGGCGACGATATCGTCGACGCGCTGGTGTTCGCCCTCACCGAGCTCGACGCGGAGCAGGCGCACCCGCTCGACTCGATGCTCGGACTCGGCAGATCGAAGGGTTGGCAGCCGGCGGTTTGAAAGGTGCACCGAATGCACCTACCATGCAGGTACACCGATGCCACGGCTCGACGGACTCACCGGCGTCAGCCTGGCCGGCGGCCGCCTCACCAGCGACGACGGCTCGCTCACGTTCGGCCGCGGCTTCACGATCATGGCGCCGGCGGCGCACGAGGATAACTGGCGGCTCCTCAACCTCGATCGCCAGACACTCTCGACGCTCGACCCGCACACGATCCTAGACATGCTGGCCGACCTGCAGCCCGGCTACAGCCGGGCGCTATGGGACTTTCAGCGGCTCGGAAATCCCGGCTTCGAGCTGACCGCCTACGCGGTCGGCTCGGATGCACCACACCCGGCCGGCCAGCGCGCGCTCGACGACTTCGCCGACGACCTGACCGAGCTCTACGGGTCGATCGACGTCGTGCTCAACCGGCTGTTCTTCTCGACCTTTCACCGCGGCGCGGTGTTCGCCGAGCTGGTGCTCGACCGGGACGGCCGGCAACCGATCGACCTCGCGACGCCCGACCCCAAGACGATCCGGTTCCGCCGGTTCAAGGATGACCTACGTGGCACCGTGTGGCAGGCGGGTCAGTACCAGGGGGCGAAATGGGTCGTGTTCGATCGGCCGACGATCCGTTACGTTCCGATCGATCCATTCCCCGGCTCGCCCTACGGCCGCCCGCTCGGGTCGCCGGCGCTGTTCACATCGCTGTTCCTGCTCGGGCTACTGCACGACCTCCGGCGCGTCATCGCGCAGCAGGGCTGGCCGCGCCACGAGATCGTCGTCCTGCTCGAGAAGCTCAAGGCATCGATACCGACCTCCATCCAGAACGATCCGGTCAAGGTTCGCGAGTGGGCGGACTCGATCATTCTGGAGGTACAGGCCGCCTACGGCGCGCTCGAGCCCGACGATGCCTGGGTCCACACCGACGTCGTGCAGATGAACAAACCGCAGGGCGCGGTTGACTCGTCCTCGCTCGGCGGCGTCGACGGCGTGATCGCGATGCTCGAGCGCTCGCTCGTGCAGGCGCTCAAGACGATGCCGCTCATGCTCGGCATGACCGAGGGCACGTCGGAGGCGAACGCGAACCGGCAATGGGAGATCCACGCCGCCGGCATCAAGGCCGTCCAGCACCTGATCGAGACGCCCATCTCGCGCCTGCTCTCGCTCGCGCTCCAGGCCCAGGGCATCCCAGCGCGCGCCCAGCTCACGTTCGCCGAGCTGCGCGCCTCGGAGATGTTCCGCGACGAGCAGACCCGGCAGCTCCGCAACACCAACATCGCGTTCGAGCGCGATCAGGGCTGGCGCGATCAGGACGAGGCGGCGCAGGAAGCAGTCGGACACGAGCCGGTCGAGGACGCACCGACGGCGAGCACTCCAGTCGAGCCGCTGCCCGAGGGCGAGGATACGGACACGAATCCCGAGCCAGGCGAGAGTCGAGAGCCGCGACCGCTGCGGATCGTCGGCGGGTAGGAGCAGCGTGTGAACGACATATGGAACGCCAGCGGGCTGGTCGGGCTCGTCGGGCTGATCGGCATAGTTGGCGTCGGCTTCCTGTTCGGCATCGGCTTCCACATCGCGGCGCTCATGGTCGACGTCGTCCGACGCATGGGTCGGCGCTGATGATCGAGACGACGCGGGTCGCAATCGACGTTTCCGTCCTCCGTGTTCTCGTCGCCGCCGGCCGCAAAGCGTTGGACCGCGGCCGAGCACGCACGAACGACGCCGACGCGTGGGTGAGCGTGACACGCGGTGAATTGAGCGAAGCGCTTCGCCTCGCCGAGATGGCACTGGACGACGACGCCTGATGACGCTCCGCTCCGCGCGCTCGAACCCCGACAAGCCCGCATTCAAGGCCGGGCGGCCGAGCACGGCGTATATCGTTCACCGCGACGATCGGCAGCGAATCACGGGCGGCAGCTTCGGACCGAGCCCGATCGAGACGGCGGCGCGGATCTCGCTACGCGGCATGATCGTCCTCGTCCGGCTCGCAACACGGGTCGTTCGCCGGATCGGCGGGCTCGAGTGACCTGCCCGGTCTGCGGCACACGCGGCTCGCGGATCTCCCACGGCCGACTCTCCGACCAGCCGGACTATTTCTGCTGCGAGCACGGCCACCGCTGGACGCCGAACGGCGTCGTGTTAAAGGTCGACCCGCGCGCGGCCGCGCCGGTCGGCCCACGACGGCTGGACGGACCCGATCCGCGGCGACTGGACGCCTGATGCCTCAGCCGGCAAGTCTGCAGCAGAAGGCGAAGCCGATCACCGATTACTCGCCGCGGTGCGCAAACCCCGACCGCGGCGACGGGCAGGCCTGCGGCCGCACGTTGGCCGGTCACCTGACGCGACCGTGGTCGCTTCGCTGCCGCAAGTGCGGCTACCAAAACCAACGCCGATAGGAGAGCAGCCATGACCCTCGTCGTCATCGACAGCAAGCCCGACGGAACGACCATCATCCGCGACAACATGGACGGCCAGCAGTTCGTGCTGAAACCCGGCCAGTGGCCGGAGGTCCAGGCGCTGCCTCACGACCAACAGCGCGCGAAGGCCGAGGAGCTCCACGAGGCGAACCGCCTGGTGGACCAGCGCACCGAGCTGGACGAGCAGACGAACGAGACGGCTGCGAACGCCTCGAGCGGCGAGGCGCACGAGCAGGACGAAGAGGCTCGGCCATAGATCCGATCCGCTGCCGGCTCATCGATGATCCCGGCTCGCCGCCATGGGGAGAGCCGGGCGACATGTGGTACGCGCCGCACCTGCTCACGACCGAGAACGCGCACTTTTTGAGCATCGAGTACGACCGCGACTGGCGCGGCAAGCGCGATCCGATCATGGTCCACCTTCCCGGCGGCGCCGGGGTGTTCTGTGTTGACCAACACGCGACGAGGCCCTCGACGGACGCGGAGCGGCACGGTTGGACCGTCACCGGGGAGCCGCCCGCGATCACGGTCCACCCATCGATCGACGCCGGCGCAAGCTTCCACGGCTGGCTCCGCGATGGCGTCCTGACGACGGCCTGAGCATGCTATGTTGACGCCATACCCAATTAAGCAGTGCCGCGGTCGCCTAGAGCGTTGAGGCCCCGTATCGACCTGGGTGTGCGTGCAGCCGGGTGAGCGGTCCGTCCTCCAAGGGGAAGCCAGTTGGGGCTCCGGCCCCGATGCCAGAGGACGTTCGAGCACGGAAGTTTGTCGGTTTCTGATCAAACCGAATCTGAGCGGGGCGGAGCTGTAGGCGATGCCGAGCGGCGGTTGGGCCGGGGCTCACTACCCCGGATTCCGCCCTTCCGCGACCTGGCGCCACGTCCGCTACACGTGGCGATTTGACATTACTGGCGCGATGGGTGCATAGTCCCGCGTAGCGGCCCCGCTGCCAGCGGCCCTCGGGAACCTCCCGGAAGGCGGCGGAGGTTCGCATTTGGGTCGAGGGTCTGCTCCCGGCAAGGCAGGCGCCGCGGCCGATCCGCAGGCCCTGCGACTCGCCTACGGCACGCAGCTCGTCGACGTTCGCGCCGCCACCGCCGCCGAAGCGCTCGCCGCGATCAAGGCGCAGGCATTCCTCGCCGAGGCCGTCGACGCCAGCGCGCTGACGATCATTCGCTCGCGCATCTCGACCGGGCTGCCAGATACCTACAAGACGCGCATGACCCCCAAGACGCTCGCCAACTACGCCGCCGAAGCGGAGGCGGGCGTCTCGGTCTGCTACGGCCACGATCACTTCCAGATCATCGGCCGCTCGTTCTCCGGCGTGCTGACGACGGCCCGCTCGGTCCAGAGCGTGGACTCGGAATGTTTCATCCCCGGCGGGTTGAATCTCGCCGGCGTCTCGACTGACGAGATCATCCGCGCCGTGTCGCTCGGCATCCTCCGCGACGTCTCGGTTGGCTTTTGGGGCGGCCGAATGATGTGCTCGATCTGCGGCCTCTCGCTATGGGACGCCGACTGTCCGCACATACCGGGCGTCACATACCCGGTGCCCGGCAAACGTGCGCAGGTGGAAGCCTTCGCCGACATCGACGACGCGCACCTGGGTGAGTACAGCCTGGTCTACGACGGCTCGACGCCGCAGACCAGCGTGCTGGCGATGAAGGCGATTCAACAGGCCGAGGCCGGACTCCTCGAGCCGGAGACGGCGCGCATGCTCGAGACGCAGTTCCGCGTGCGGATCGGGAGCGCTCATCACTCTTGGGCGGGTGCGCCTCCAGGTTCCCCCAATGAGGAGGAAGCTCGCATGGGCGCTCCCGACGCGGACGCGGATGACGACACCGAGCGCCAGGTGGCGCCAGATGCTGAGCAGGAGGAACCCATGACCATGCCCAAGACGCCGCCAACACCGGCGACACCACCGCCGGATGACGCAGAGGCGATCGTCACCGGTCTGCGCGAGCTGCTCGTGACGATCAGCGGCGGCCCGATCGTGGACGTCATGTCGACGGTCGCGGAGCTGACCACCGAGATCGCGACCCTGCGCGCCGGCGCGGCCGAGCTCGAAACGCTCCGCGCCAAGGTCGTCACACTGGAGGGTGAAGCCGCCGATGGGCGCGCCTATCGCGCCGATCTCCTCGAAACGGCGCTCGCCGAAGGCGTGCGCGCCATGGGTGACGAGTTCGACGCCGAGAAGTGGCTCGCCACCCTACAGCGGATGACGCCTGAGCAGATCCGGGTGATGGCCGCGAACTGGACTCGCCTCGGGGATGCGAAGTTCCCGGGCGGGCGGCAGAGCGAGGACCCGCCCACGCCGGCACCGACGCCGATCCGGCGGCCATACGCGGCCGCGTACCGCGCCTAGTTAGTCCGAAGGAGGGAGTACGATGCCCGATCCACGAACGACCGGACTGCACCGCGTCGGTGCTGAGCCCGCTCAGACCCTGACGTTCCTGATCGACAACTCGACGATCACGTTCGACAAGACGCAGGTCGGCGGATCGGCGGTTGTCGGCCGGGCGGTCCAGCTCGTCGCGGCCGGCACCGTGGCGCTGACGCTCGACGGTGGCCGCGTCCTCGGTAAGCTGATCCAGGTCGAGACGAACCTCGTCTGCAGCGTGCAGTGCATGGGGGTCGTGCAGCTACCCGGCGGCGATGCGCCACCCGCGTTCGGCAACCGGATCGTGGGCGCGACGCTCTCGGGGGTCCGCGGCTACATCCGTGCGCCGGCGGCGACGGGCGCGGCCTATGCCGAGGCCGCCGCGGACGATCAGGCGGCCGCCGGGCACCGAGTGCTGGACGCGGCGGTGTCAACCGCGATCGAAGTCGCGCTGAGCCACGGCTAAGCGAGGAACGGAGGAGATCCCGAGAATGAAGTCACCGACGATCACCGACGTCAAAGCACGCGTCGGCCCGCTCCTCGACCAGATGGGCGGCATGAACCTCTACCGGGAGGCCCAAAAGCAGGGCTTCGCCAACCTATCAGACTTCCTCGAGGCGGAGGACCCGACCGACGCCGATGATCGGCGGCTCGGGCTAGATGCCTTCGGCCGGATGCTCATGGTCAAGGGCATCCGCACGAACAGCCACCCATCGGGCGCCTACCGGGCCGACGTTCTGGAATCGTTCGGCACCGATGACGTGGCGCGCGCGCTCTTCCCGGAATGGTGCCGCCGCCAATGGCACGGCGCCCGCGCGCGCCAGTCAGGCCCGCAGGTCTACCTCGCCGGCGGCGACGGCGATGGCCAGCGTGCCCCGGCGATCTATCTCAGCGGCGACTACACCGTCGGGTCGATCCAGCGGCCGTACGACGACGATCCGACGCTGCGGATGGCCGAGATGATCCCGGCAATCCCGCTCAGCGAGGTCGTGGCGCGGACCCGCCTGAACGACGGGATCGACTACCGCGCGCGCCGGCTCGTGCAGCCGGTCGCGGCGGCCGACATCCGGCTGCTCCGCGTCGCCGAGGGCGCCGAGCTGCCCGAGGCGAAGATCACCGAGACGTCGACCGTGCTCCGACTCGGCAAGTTCGGGCGGAAGCTGAGGGCGACCTACGAGGCGCTGCGCCGCCTGCCGCTCGACGACCTTTCGCTCCACATCCGACTACTATCGGTCCAGACCGAGGTCGATCAGGTCGTCGCCGCGCTCGACGTCATGATCAACGGCGACGGCAACCCATCCACGGCCGGCACGTCCTATAACCTGACGACGCTCGACCCGGCCACGACCGCGCAGAACCTGACCGTCACGGCATGGCTGACGTTCCTGACCAAGTGGTCGAACCCCTACGGCATGACCGCGGTGCTCGGCAACGCCGGGCCCATCATCAAGCTCCTCATGCTGGCCATGCCGAACTCGAACATGCCGATCTCGATGGTGCCCGCCTCGACAGGGATCGGCCAGTCATTCACGCCGATGAACACGCGGCTAGCGCAGGGCCAGCGCTACGGGATCACCGCCGACGCGCCGGCTGACAAGCTGGTGGGGTTCGATGGCCGCTTCGCGATCGAGCACGTGCGCGAGTCGGGATCCGAGATCTCCGAGAGCGAGCGCTGGATCACCCGCCAGACCGAGGTGCTCACGTTCTCGTTCACCGAGGGCTTCGCGGTCCTCGACCCGAACAGTGTCCGCATCCTCAACTTAGCGGCGTAAACGCTGCGGCCGGAAGTTCACCCTAAAGGAGTAGGAGATGGCTGACACAATCTTCGTCAAGACCCACCCGAACGAGGGTGAGCGGGTGGGTCTGGCCGAGAAGCATCCCGACCACCCCAAGACCGACGCATTCCCGCAGGGCGGCGAGATCTACGTCGCTGGCCAGGATCAGGAGCCGCAGGAGGTCGCGCGTACCGCCTCGGTCCTCGAGGCGCTCGCCGCGAAGCGCCTCATCGAGGTGACCTCGCGCGGCCGCGCCGTCGAGCCCGAGGAGCCGGCGGCCGCGACCCCACCGACCCCACCGACGCCACCGAGCACACCAGCGCGAGGCGGCGGCCGTTAGCCGATGCCCACACCGCTGATCGGGGCCAACGAGTACCCCGCGATCCGGGCCGTGATCGACGTCTCGCTCGAGGCGACGGTCCTGCCAGACGCGGTGCTCGCGCTCCCGACCTACGTGCCCAGCGCGATCCTGGACGTTCTCCGGCTCGACCCGGCCGCCGAGAGTCGGACGGGCGCCGAGCTGGCGCGCGTGCAGAACGCGGCGGTCCTTTTCGCGGCCGCTCGCGTCGGGCCGGCGATCCCGGCGATCAGGTCGGAGACGTTCGACGACTATCGATACGACCGCGGTCCAGTCGACTGGCAGACACGCGCGGCCGAGTTGCGCGCGATGGCTGCCGCCGAGGTCGACGCCGTGATCACGACCACGGACCTGAACGTGCCGCCACAGATGTTCACGCTCGCGCAGGGTCGTCGGGGCGTCTGAGATGGCTGAGATCGGGCCGATGCGCATCCCACAGCGCCACCTCATGAGATCGATCACCGTCGAGGTCGTCGTCACGCGGGACCCGCGCGTCTGGCTCGGATTCCTGTTCGTTCGGCTGGGCACCTGGCTGGCGGGAATGGCATATAGCCAGGTGGGGCGGTGAACGATGCCCGGCACACTGCCGCGCCTCCCGCTCGCGCGCACGCTCTCGAACCGCTTCTTGACGGAGACCTGCCGAGTCGATCGACCGAGCGCGCCGACGTCGGACAGTGCGGGTGGCAGCACGGAGACGGTGCCATCTGGCATCAGCTACGCCTGCGCGGTGATCCCGCACGATGTCCAGCCGAGCGAGGGGCTCGTTGGCAGCGCGATCGTCGCCGAATCCGTGTGGCACATCCGCTTGCCGGCCGGCACGTCGATCCAACCGACCGATCGGATCGTGCAGACGAGCATCACCCCGACGCGCACGTTCGAGGTCCTGAGCGCGCGCACACCGCGCACGCTCGAGGCGCAGACGATCGCGCTCTGCCGACTCGTCACATAGGAGTACGCCCGTGAGCGACGAGCAGCGAACAGTCATCATCGAGAAGGGCGATCGCCAGGTCGCGGTCGTCCTGGCCGACTACCGCTCGAAGGCGATCGACGCCGAAGGCCACACCTACCAACAGCTCGGCTGGCGCGTCGTCCGATTCGAGGATGACCGATCGCCGTACAAGCCGCCGGCGTGCCGGGAGGAGCCCGACACCGAGGCGAGGCCCGCGCGGCGCCCGAGCGGGTAGCGCCAGATGGCGCGAGCTACCGGCTCGGTGCGGGTCGTCTATGACCGCGTGCCCGCTATGTCCAAGGCGATGCGTCGCAACCGTGACCGGATCGTGCGCGCCTCGGCGATGCGCGTCGCCCTCGCAGCCAAGCTCAAGACGCCGCCACGCGTCGACACGGGCGAGATGCTCCAGGGCTGGGCCGTCGAGCAGGTCAAGGGCGACAGCGAGGTCGCGGTCGTGAACAGCGCCGCGCACCACATCTACAACGAGCTCGGCACGGTCAATATGGCCGCCCATCCGATGCTGATCCCGGCCGCCGCCGAAGATCAGCCGCGCTTCATCGCTGAGATGCGGAAGCTGCTCGAGACGGGCCGATGAACGGCTTCCTCGAGTCCGAGCAGGTAGTCGCCCTCGCCTACCAGGCGCTCAACGCCGACACGACGCTCAACACCACGCTCGCGGTCGGCGGCAGGATCCACCGCGACGCGATACCCGAGGGCGGAACGTTCCCGGCCATCACACTCCAGCCCGTCGCGGCGGTCGACCTGAACACGCGCGGCGGCGTGCACATCTGGCAGAACGTGCAGCTCCTGGTGAAGGTCACCGACAGGTTCACCGGCGCGGCGGCTAGCTACGTCACGAAGCTGATCCCGATCGCGAAGCGCGTCCACGTGATCCTCGCCGAGCTGACCGGAACCGTCGACGGCGTTTACGTGGTCAAGCTCCGCCGGATCAACGCTCCCCCGCAGCCACCCGAGATTCGGGCGGGTGTTCGCTACGCCACGCTCAACCAGGTCTTTGAAACCGAGGCCCTGCCCATCTAGGAGGAGGTCCCATGGCAGACCGAGCGATCGTCCAGGAAGTCAATCAGATCGGCGTCGAGACGCTCGCCGCGCCTGGCACCGCCGTCCCCGCCTTGATCCTGCTCCAGGCGATGCACTTCGCGCTCGCAGCCGACGCCGAAGTCGACATGTACGGCCCCGACGGCCAGAAGTACGACACGCTCTCGATCGTCAACAAGGAGTGGACGGGCTTCGAGATCAGCGGCCGGCCGACCTACTCCGAGATCATCTACTTCCTCGCCTCACTGCTCACGGATCCCGTGATCACCGTCCCGGGCGGCGGGACAAACTCGCGCCGCTGGACGTTCTCGCCCAGCTCCACGGCGCCAGACGCGCCCCGCACATACACGATCGAGCAGGGTGTCAAGGGCGCGACCGCTGCCGAGCGGGCGGCCTTCGGGATCATCCGCGAGGGCACGATCACGTTCGATCGCAACGGCGGCAACGAGCTATCGGGCGCCGGCATCGCGCAGCGGCTGACCCTCGACGTCCCGCTCTCGACGAACGAGATCCAGACCCTGACCATGACCGGCGGCCCGACCGGTGGCACGTTCACTCTGACCTTCGACGGCCAGACCACAGCCGGCATCGCCTACAACGCGACCGCCGCCGCGGTCCAGGCCGCGCTCGAGGCGCTCTCGAACATCGCGGTCGGCGATGTCCTCTGCGCCGGCGGCGCGTTGCCAACCACGCCGGTGACCGTCGAGTTCCGCGGCGTCTACGCGCAGACGAACGTCTCGCTGATGACCGCCAACAGCTCTGGCCTGACCGGCGGCACCACGCCGACGCTGACGCCGACCACCACGACACCCGGCGTCGCGCCAACCGCGACCGAGCTGCGGCCGATCGCGCCTACGGAAGTCTCGATCTACGTCGACGACACGTCGGGCGCGCTGGGGACGACGAAGCTCCTGCGTGACTTCATCTTCACCTTCCAACTCGGCGATCGGTTCAACCCGATCTACCCGCTGAACTCGGCGGTCGCGAGCTATGACGGGATCATCGAGGTCAAGCCGTCTACCGAGGTCCACCTGACGATGGGCAACGATGCGGTCGGCCGCGCCTTCCTCGCGACGATGCGCGCCGGCACGACGAAGTACATCCGCGCCGAGGCGATCGGCCCGATCATCGAGGGCGCGATCACCTACCGGCTGCGCATCGACGTGGCGGCGAAAGTCTCGGCCGCGCCGGAAGCGGGCGACGTCGACGGCCTATCGACGCTCGAGTGGACGTTCCACCCCGTCCACGACGCGGGCTGGGGTCGGGCATTCCAGGTGGAGGTTCAGAACATCCAGACCGCGCTCTAAACGCGCGGCCCGCGAGGCGTTCAGTGGAGGAACGACATGGCGGACCTGGCTAGCTTGCGCGCCAACTGCGCGCGCGCCGACGTCGACTACGGCGGCTTCCATATCGCGGTGTTCTACCGACCGGCGCTCGTCAACGCCAAGACGCAGGACGTGCTGCAGAAGCTCCAGGAGGACGGCAACTTTCGCCCGCTGCACGAGGAGCTGCGGAAGATCCTGATCACCTGGGATGTCACGCTCGACGGCGTGGTGATCCCCTTCACCGAGGAGGGATTCACCGCCGTGGGCATCGGCGTGATCGGCTCCATCACGAACACGCTGGTCGCCGCGGTGGGAAAACCGCTATGGGTGGGTCAGGAGACGATCCCACCCCCGCCGCCAACGGAGCACCCGTCGATCCGGCTGGCGGAGGCGGATTCGAGCCCGACCCCCTCGTCCTCTGGCTCGTCAACGACGGACGTCTCGGACGCTGCCCCGACTACTTCGACACCATCGTCTCCGCCCAATGGGCTCACATCCCACCCTGGCAGCTCGCCGGCCTACCCGACACCGCAGACTGTCTCTGCTGGCCCGCCTGGATCAGCCACGTGAGAAACGCGATGGCGCTGGCCCAACGCGAATTGCAGCGCAAGCCACCACCGAAGCCGTCGGCTTTGCCGCGACCGCGACGGCGGTGAGCCGTGCCCGAGATCGCGAAGCTATGGGCGACCGTTGGAGCCGATACCTCAGACGCTGAGGCCGGATTCGCGCGCGTCCACGGAGCGATCGGCGGGCTAGCCAAGGCGGCGACGCTCGCGTTCGCCGGCGCCGCCATCGCGATCGGCGCAGCCGGGGTCAGCGCGGTCGGCGCCGCCACCGGCTTCGAGCGCACGATGTCGGGCGTCAAGGCTGTCGCGGGCGCCACATCCGTGGAGATGGCGCAGCTCTCCGGACTCGCGCTCAAGCTCGGCGCCGACACCAGCTTCTCGGCCAGCCAGGCCGCTGCGGGCATCGAGGAGCTAATCAAGGGCGGGCTGTCGGTCGGCGACGTCATGGGCGGCGCCGCGAAGTCAACGCTCGACCTCGCGGCCGCCGGCGGGATTGACCTGCCCAGCGCGGCGACGATCGCGGCCAACGCGCTCGCGCAGTTCGGCCTCAAGGGCCGCGACATGGCCCACGTCGCCGACCTCATCGCCGGCGCCGCCAACGCCTCGGCGCTCGACGTCGGCCAGTTCAAGTTCTCCCTCCAGGCGGCCGGCGCGGTCGCCGCGACGGTCGGCTTCTCGTTCGACGACCTCGCCCAGGCGATCGCCGTGATGGGCAAGGCCGGCGTGGTCGGCTCGGACGCCGGGACGTCGCTCAAGACGATGTTCCTCAACCTCCAGCCGAGCACCAAGGCGGCGACGGCGGAGTTCAAGAAGCTGGGCCTCATCACCGCCTCGGGCGCCAATGCCTTCTTTGACGCGACCGGCAAGGTCAAGTCCATGGCCGCGGTCGCGGGCGAGCTCGAGCGCGCCACGCGCGGGATGTCGTCGGCGCAAAAGCTCGCCTCGCTCGAGGTCATCTTTGGCTCCGACGCGATCCGCGCCGCGGCGATCTTCGCGAAGGCGGGCGCCACCGGCTTCAACGAGATGGCGGCGGCGATGGGCAAGGTCACCGCGGAGTCGGTTGGCGCCGAGCGCTTGAACAACCTGGCCGGCGACATCGAGCAGCTCAAGGGGTCGATCGAGACGTTCGCGATCACGATCGGCACGCTCGCGCTCCCCTACCTGCGCCAGGTAGCGCAAGGTGCCACCACGTTCGTCAACAGCCTGATCCCGCTCGTCAACGTCTACGGCCCGATGGTCATCCAGTTCGGCAAAGACATGGCGACGAACCTCGGCTATCTCGTCGGCGTCGTGGCCAACCTGGCCAGCGTTGTGAGCACCGGGTTCGCCGCCGGCGGCGTCGCCGGCGCGCTGCTCGCCTGGCTCGGCGAGGCACAGCGCTTCGGCGGGCTGCTCGTCACGAAGACGCAGGAGTGGGGCGCCACGCTCGTCGGCTGGGTCGTGCCGCAGATCCCGATCGTGCTGACCCGCCTCGGCGGACTCGCGAACGATGTCATCCGCTGGATCGCCGACCAGCTCCCCCGCCTCGCGACCGCGCTGGTCGGCTGGGCCGAATCCTTCGGGACCTGGATCTCGACCGCGGCGACGACGCAAGGGCCGACCCTCACCGCCGGAATCCTCAGCCTGGCCACGCACGTCGGCACGAAGATCGTCGAGGCGGGCGGGATCCTGGGCGCGGCGCTCCTCAAGTGGGGGCTCGCGCTCGTCGATTGGGTGGCGCCGCAGATCCCGCCGCTGCTGGTCGCGCTCGGCGCACTCGCCCTGGCCGCCTTCGGCTGGATTACCGCGCAGGCGCCGCTGCTGCTCGCGAAGCTCGGCGAGTGGGGCCTGCAGCTCCTCGGCTGGATCGCGCCGGTCGTGCGCGCGCTGCCCGACCGCCTCGGCGAGTTCAAAGACGCCCTCTGGACGTGGATCACCGCGACGGCGCCGCTCGTGTGGGACCGTCTACAGCAGTGGGGATCCGCGTTCCTGGCGTGGATCTACCCGATCATCCGCACGATCCCCGACCGCCTCGGCGAACTGAAGGATGCCGTCTGGTCATGGATCACGGCGACCGCGCCGATCGTGTGGGACAAGCTCAAGGCGTGGGGAAGCGCCTTCATCGAGTGGGTCGCGCCGATCGTGCTCGCGATCCCGGGCAAGCTCGGCGAGCTCGCCACCGCGGTGTGGGACTGGATTCGGACGACCGCCCCGGTCGTGTGGGAGAAGGTCAAGGAGTGGGGGAGCGCCTTCCTGGACTGGATCGGCCCGATCGTGCTCTCCCTGCCGACCGAGCTGGGCAAGATCAAGGATGCTGCCGTCAAATGGATCACGGACACCGCGATCCCGGCCGTCAAGACCGCGCTCGACGGGCTCGAGCCGGTCGTGGTGCCCGCCTTCAAGCGCGCCTTCGAGAACGCGAAGCTGGCCATGCAGCCGATTTGGCTCGACATCACCAAGCTCCTGGTCGACTTCGAGCCGACAGGTCTGCGTATCGAACGACTGTTCGCTCTCATCGGACGTGCGATCAGCGAGGTCTTTGTGCCCGCGCTCGAGGCTGCCGGCCGCTGGCTGGCGCCGTTGCTGGTCGGCGGTCCGCGCGGCGACGGCATGCTCGGCGCGGTCGCGTTCTTCGTGAACGCGCAGACCGCCGCCTGGGAGCGCTGGATCGACAACGTAGGGGTCGCGGTGGGGTGGCTCATCAAGCTCGAGGCGGCGCTGCGCCCGGTCGTGAACCTCCTGAACGGCCGGACGTTCGCCGAGTGGATCGGCTCGCAGGCTAACATGCCGCCGCCGATCCACCCGCCGGCGCGCGCGGCCGAGCGGCAGGTGTTCGGCTCGGACATCAACCTGCCAGGCGTCGTCTATCGCAATGGCGGCTACTGGCTGCCCTCGCGCGACTCCGGCGGCCGCGGCATGCCGCATCACTCCTACGGCATCGGCGTGCCGGAGATCTTCACGCCCGATCGACCCGGCACGTTCACGCCGCTCTCCGCGTTCGGCATCGGCGAGATGGTGCTCGACGTCGTGGTCAACATCGGCGAGGAGCGCATCTACCGAGTCCTGCAGCGCGTCAACCAGTTCGCGGCCGACAAGGGCGTGCGCTAGATGCCCGTCCCGACGTTCAAGGTCGAGGCGAATTGGAACGCGGATGCCGACTTCTCCGATACCGGTGAGGACATCACGCTGCGCGTGCTCAAAGACGCCGAGGTCGCCGCCGAGCGCGGCCGCAACCAGATCATCAGCCGCTCGCCGCCGCTCGCGAGCGACTGGCGCGCGGTCGTGAACAACGTCAGCGGCGACTACACGGCGACGAAGGTCACGAGTCCGCTCTATCCGAACGTCGTCTCCGGCCGCGAGATCCGCTGGAGCGCGACGCACTCGGCCGTCACCTACCAGATCATCCGCGGCTACATCAAGCGGATCGAGAACCATCCCGAGTGGGGTCAGCAGACCGTCTCGCTGACGGCGTTCAGCCAGCTCGGTCGGCTCGTCGGAGCCAAAGGGCGCTCCACGCAGCTCTACGGCGATGGCACGATCGCGAATGCGATCCGCTCGGATCAGGCCATGGGCTACCTGTTCGACGCGTTCGGGCTCACCGATACCGGCCTGCGCGCCTTCGACCTGGGCGTCAGCAAGTTCCTCTGGTTTTGGGTACGACCGGAGGATGAGGGCTTCGACCTGGCGATCCGGATCTTGAACAGCGAGGGGAGTGGCGCGGCGCTCTACGACAGCCCGACCAACCTGAGCACCTTCAAGAGCCGGCACGCCCGCGCACTCGACACGCGCAGCAAGGTCGTACAGAAGACCTACCGCGACACCGATAACGGCACAGACCCGTGGTACGTGAGTCCCTTCAAGGATGACGACGGCGAGCGGCACGTCGTCCGCGCCTGCACGGCACCATACGTCTCGCGGGTCGTCGACGCGGCCAACGGCGAGATCTGGCGCTACGGCAGCTCGCTCACGCTCGGACCCAACGAAGTCCGGCAAATCCAGGTGCGTCCGACCAGCGACGACCCGATCGTGAGCGTCGTCGCACCGGCGCTGACGACCGATTACACGCTGAGCTCGGGCGGTATCTCCTCGATCGTGTTCGACCGCACCAGCGGCGCGCTCCTCACGATGACGGTGACCGCGACGCCGGACGGCGCCGTGATCCTCGGCCCCTCGCAAGCGACGACCGGAATGCGCGTTCAGGGCAAGCTGGCGCGCGCCGCCTACACCAGCGACGTTGCGAACACCGTCGCCGGCCCGGGTGGCGTGACCGGTCAGCAGGTCCGACTCGACGGCATACCGGAGATGGAATACGCAGCGATCCAGAGCCTCTGCAACGCGCTCGTCTCGCTCAACGGGGTGCCGCGACCGACGGTGGTGATGACCGTGCCGCTCGTCACCGACGTGAACATCGCGGCCGCGCTCAGCGCCGAGATCGGCGACCGGGTGCGCGTCATCAATAGCCGGCGCTCATTCGACAAGGAGATGTTTGTGGAGAGCATCCGCGTGGTGGCGCCACCTGGCCGGGCCCCCTACGTCCTACTCGGCTGCGAGCAGACGACGGGGACGTTCTTCATCCTGGGCACGTCGGCGATCGACGGCACCGACGGACTGTCGTTCTGATGACGGCACGACTCATGACCGCGATCGGGAACCCGACCGTCATCTGGCAGCTCGGCACGCCCGATGAGTACCGCTCCTTCATCCGCGCGCGACGCGCGGCCGAGGGCGTCCCGCCGGCGCTGCGCGTCGCGCCCGACCCACTGCCTGCGTTCGTGTCGGAGGGCCGCTGGGTCGTCGAGTGCCCCTGCGGGAACGGCCCGAGCGCGCACCCCGAATGGCTGCTCGCGCTCTGCTACTTCTGCGGAACCGAATACAGCGTCACGATGCCGCCAGACTGGCGAGACGTCGAGACCGAGCTGCTCAAACGGCCATACCCGCATCAACGCAACTTCCTACCCGACGTCGAGCTCGGCGTGGCGCGGAAGCTCGGGCTGGCGGAGGCCGAGACGCTGTCCTCGATCATCGCCGAGAACGCTAAAGCAGGCATCGCCTGAGATGGTCTGGACGGCGCCCCGATCGTGGACGGTCGGCGAGGTCCCCAGCGCGCCGACGTTGAACCTGCACCTTCGCGACAACCTGCTCGCCTCCGAGGTCCCAGCGGTCACCACCGCCGGGGATCTGCCTTACGGGACCGGCTCGCACACGGTCGGCCGCCGCGCGATCTCGACCGCGGGGAGGGAGTTAGCGATCGTCGCCGGCGTGCCGAACTGGCGCACCGCCTTCCCGATCTGGCATCGCTCGTGGGTGGCGCCGATCACGCCGGCCGGCGGCGCCAACCTCAACACGGGCTGGAGCGCGGCGCCCGGCGATCCCGACCTCGGCGGCGGCGCCCGCCAATGGTATGGCGCGGACTCGGCGCCGAGCGGCGCACTAAACGACGAGGCGAGCTGGTACGTCTTGATCGCCAACGGGACGTACACCCTCTGGCTCGCCTACGTGAAGTACAGCAGCGCCGGCCAGGTGCAGCCCTACATCGACGACGTGGCGCAGGGCTCGGCGATCGACATGTACGCCGCGGCGCTGGCGGCCAATCAGACGACGAGCATCACCGGGATCGTCGTCGCCAACCCGGGCCGCCACACCGTCAAGCTCAAGGTCACCGGGAAGAACGCCAGCTCGAGTGGCTACAACGCCCGCATCTCGCGCATCGCGCTGGCGCGGACCGCCTGATGGTCTTTGTCGCGCCGCGGACCTGGACCGACGATGAGGTCGTGACCGAGGGGATGTTCAACGCGAACATCCGCGACACACTCGCCGAGTCGATCGCCGGCAAGGTCACCGCCAACGGCGACCTCGCGATCGGGACCGGTCTCGGCGCGATGACGCGCCTAGCGGCCGGCGCGGAGAACTCGCCGCTGCGCGTCGCCGAGGGAGCGAGCCCGCTGCCCGCCTGGTGGCTGCCGACGACGTTCGTACCGATCTACGGGCCATACAACTTCGAGGCTAATTCGACCTCGAGCGGCAGCGGTCACTACCGCATCGTGAAGATGTACAGCGGGCCGCTCCTGCGGGTTCGCCTCGACCCGAACGGCTCGATCCACTTCCAGAAGATCACGGACCCGACTGACTGGAGCGCATGGGCGGGCTCCTGGACGGCACTCTCAAACGTCACATCTGACCCCTACACGATCGGCGTCGCGTCGGACACCGATCGCGACATGGTGAACATCTACATGGTCGAAAACGCGACGGAGAAGGTCATCCGTCGCTACTACTCGACGGACGCAGTGACATGGAACAACGAGGTTGTCTACACCGAGGGAGGGTCGAACATCATCCGTGCGCTTGCCTCCGACTCACGCCCGACCGGACTCGGCCGGACGGTCGATGCGTGGGTCATATACCTCCTTGATACCCAAAGCGGCGACCCCGATGTATCCGCCACGTACATCGAGCGCGATGGCTCGGCTACCTGGGTCAACCGGACGCAGCATGGCGCCCAGCGCTACCCGGCTCCCGCCGGCTTCGACGCGCGGCGAGACCCAGCGACGGACGTTATCTACATGATGAAAACCGGCTCCCAACACCCGATCGGCCAGCACGGCGTGGAAGCGCTCGACTTCACGTTGTCCTCGCTGACGTTCGGCTCGTGGACCTCGGTCGTCACACCGATCGGCTCGACCTATCGCATGCGCTCGGCGCTGCGCCTCTCCGACGCGGACTACGGCTATCACCTGTACCAGTACGTCGAAGCTCCCGGCGCGGTGCCGCCTTACAACTGGATGATCGCCGTCGCCGACCCGGCCAACCGCTACACGCCGATCCAGACGATCACCCATACGCTGCCCGACGAGGAGCAGGGTTTCCAGTTGCTGCGCCACTCCAGCGGCTGGTACATGAGCAGCCGCCAGCGGGCGTTTTGGGCGCCGCTCGCGGTCGGCCCGCTAGCCGCGCTGACCGAGGACTACACGCTCCCCTGGTTAATCCCGATCGACACGCTCGACCCGCCGACCGGCCAGACGAACTGGAGCACGCGGGCGAGCATCAACGGCCCCTACACGTCGGTGCTCTCCTCGAGCGGCGCGCAGAACGACGAGATCTATTGGGACATCCCACTCCACGCCGGCCGCTGGAGGCTCGGAGTCGTGTACCAGGCGAACACCGACGCCGGGATCATGACCGTCACCTTCGACGCGACGACGATCGTCACGATCGATACGTACAGCGCTAGCAGCACGCTCGGCAACGTGTCGACGACCTCGAACATCCGCGTCGCCGCCGACGGCATCGTGCGCCTCAAGGTGAAGATGGCGACGAAAAACGCTTCGGCGAGCGCCTACAAAGGCTACCTCCACCACATCTCGCTCATGCGCGTTCAGGAGGTGGGATGACTTGGACGCTGCCGCGGACATGGACGGCGCTCGAGGTGCCGAACGCGACGGTCATGAACAGCGCGGTCCGCGACAACATGCTCGAGCTGGCCCCGGCGAAGATCCTGGCCGCCGGGGACATGGTTGCGGCGACCGGTGACAAGCAACTCGCGCGCATCCCGGCTGGACGCGGCGGCTCCGCGCTGCAGGTCAACCCGGCGGCAAACTTCCCGGTGTTCGTCGATCCGCCGCCGGAATGGCGGGTCGACGTCTGGCCCTACGACGGATGGGTCGGTCAGACGAACTGGAGCACGCGAAACAACAAGGGCGACCTGTTCCACTACGGCCAGACCGTCTCGTCGAGCGGCGCACAGAACGCCGAGATCTACTGGTACATCGTCCTCGGTCAGGGGACCTGGACGCTCAACCTCGACCTCGACCTCACGACCAATAACAACGTCGGGATCATCACCGTCCGGCTCGATGACGTCGACGTCGCGACCTACGACCAGTACCTCCAATCCAACGCCGCGTACGGGATGCGCGCCACGATCGCGGGAATCGCGATCGCATCGAGCGGCCGCAAGAAGTTCGCGTTGAAGATGGCGACGAAGCACGCGTCCTCGTCGTCGTACTACTGTCGCCTCGCCCACGCTAGCTGGCTGCGGACCGCGTGATCGCCCAAGGGGAAGGAGAGCTACCGACGTTGATCGTGTTTGCTAGGTACATCCTGAGCCTGCCGTAATGCTGGCACCGCTATCTGGTGGGCTCGGGCCGCTCGGCTCGAGGAGTGGACGACCATCCTTCAACCCGCTCGCCTATGGCGACTGTTCTCTCTGGCTGCCCGCCGATAGGCTCGCCATTTCCGATGGCGCCCAGATTGCGACCTGGACGGACTACAGTGGGAACGCGTGGGACCCCACGCAGGCTGGCGCGGGGAAGCCGACGATGGATATAGACGGTGCCCCTAACGGTGGCCAAGCCGTGCGTTTCCTCGCCACGAGCAGCCAGTACCTAGAGAGGACGACTTTCAATGGACTGGCAGGCAAGACCGGTGCGTTGCTTCTACTGGTCGCTAAGAACACGCGTACGAACGCGAACGAGACGCCCTATTACTCGGGCAACACGTTCGGCGTGCAGATTTTCTCAAACACGATCAATTACCGCGTGAACGGTGGTTCATACGGCCAAGGCGGCGCGTTCACGGATGTGACGTGGCACATCTTCGAGATGGCTGTTGATCTAACCCAACTCGGCGACAATGGCAAGCTCCAGGTACGCATTGACGGGATCGTGAAGTCCCTGAGCTTTGCTGGGTCATCCCTGGATGCGCTTAGTGTCTTTCCAAGCACGACTGGGCTCCTGCTCGCGAAAGTCGGCACCAACGCCCTCTACTTCGATGGTTGGATAGCGGAGGTCGTGCTCTTCAACGCCGCCAAGAGCCTGGCCGATCGAGACGCGATGGTCGCCAGCCTCGGTGCTAAATGGGGCATCACGGTATGAGGCTGTGCTCAGCGATGAAAACCCTTACGAGTCTCACGGAGGTCAAAGTTCTGGCGCACTACAACGAGGGTGTGAGCGGCTAATGATCGAACAGGTTGGCAACGCGCTCGTCTTCCTCGCCTTCTACACGGCGGCCAAGCTCGGCAAGACCGGCCTCACGATTACATGCACAGTACGGAAAGCGAGCGACGGCTCCGCGGTCGTCACCGGGCAGGCCGCGATCGAAGTCGGCGACGGCTTCTACAAGTACACGCTCGCCCCAGGCTCCAACACCGCCGAGGAGATGCTCGTCGCGCGATTCACCACCGCCGACACGACGGTCGACCAGCGCGATATCCCGGCCCTCTGGTGCATTCAGAAGGCCGGCGTCGAGAACCTGGACGCGGCCATCTCGAGTCGGCCAACGGCGGCTGCGGTCGCCGATCAGGTGTGGGACGAGACCGCGGCCGACCACGACGCGGCCGGCTCGATGGGGCAGCGCGCGAACAACGTCGACGTCGACGTCTCGACGCGTCTCGCCGCCGCGAGCTACACGGCGCCACCCTCCGACGTCACGATCGCCACGGCCGTGTGGGATCGGCTGACCGCGGCGCTCTCGGTCGCGAACTCGATCGGGAAGCGTCTGGCCGACAACATCGATGCGCTCATCAGCTCGCGCGCGACCAACGCCGCGGCGGCCGACGCGGTGTGGGACGAAGCGGTCGCCGATCACGTCGCGGTTGGCTCGACGGGCGCGCGGCTCAACCTTATCGGCTCGGCGACGCTCATCCAGGTGGCGGCGCCGGTCTCGGCCGAGGGGGATGTCGAGATCGTCGCCGGCGACGACTACTTCGACGCCGACGCCCGATCGCTCGAGTGGACCGAGCCCAGCAGCGGCGCCTGGCCAGTGCTCACAGGCGCCACGATCAAGTTCACCATCCAGACGCTGACGGTCACCGGCGTCGTCGTGACCGCTACCGGCACGAAGAAGGTCCGCGCCGAGCTGACCGCCGCGCAGACGGCGACGCTGCTGGCGATCGTCTCGCCGTACGATGTCCAGGCGAACCTCACGAACGGACACAAGGTCACGCTCGTGCTCGGCCAGGCCACGGTGCGCCCCGGGTTCAGCGCGTGAGCGATCTGCTGCTCGGCGCCCATGGCCCCAATCACGCCTGGACGGAGGAGGAGTACCGCCGACTCCAGTGGATGCAGGCCAGCGTCGTCGGCATGCTCTGGACGGGCGATCCGACGCAGGGCGGGACGCACCACCGCCGGGCCGAGTACGAGGAGATCGAGCGCCGCTGCCCCTCGATCACCTACAGCATCCGGGTCGGGCCGAGCCACCGGATCACGCCCGAGCTATGGGTGCGCTACATGCGCGCCGCGGCGGCCGAGATCCCACAGCGCATCCTCGACGAGGGCCGCGCCATCTTCCGGGTCCTCAACGAGGTCAACCTCCAGGAGGAAGGGGACTGGAGCGGCCGCGACTACGCGCTGTTCCTCCGCCAGGTCGTCGAGCTGCTGGCCGCGGAAGAATGGCTGCTCTGCGCCGCCCCGATCTCCCTCGGCCGCGCCGGCTGGCGCGACTGGTGGGCGGAGTACCTCGAGACCTGCGGCGGCCAGCCGCCGACGCCACGCCAAGCCATCAACTGCTACGCGCACCTGGTCGGCGTCGCCCTCGAGCACTTCGTCGGTCTACGCGTCGCGCTCGACTGCACGGAGGTCGGCACGCTCGGGATCGAGCCCGGCGCGGCGCGCGCCGCCTGGGTCGTCGCGGCCGCGCAGCGCATGGCTGACGCAGGCTGGGCCACCTGTCAGCAGTTCATCCTGGGCGCCGAGCCAGGGACGCCACCGGCCTGGGATGGGCGCTACCGCATGAACGACGACGAGGCGGCGGCGCTCGGCCGACTGGCGCACGGGCGCCTCCACCGTCCCGATGTGCCGGCCCCGGAACCGCCGCCCGTCGTCGTTGATCCACCCGCACCGGAGGAGCCAACCGTGAGCACGCTGCTAAGCCTGTCCGTGGCGATGCGCCAGGGCTCGGATCAACCGGCCGCCCGGCAAACCGTGGGCGGTTTGGTGCATGCCGTGCACCGCGGGCACCTGACCACCGCGATCATGGACACGCGCCAGGGCCGCCGCATCCAGGGGACCTTCTCGCACACGCCGATCGATTTCCAGAGCCGCGCCGACATGGTCCGGATCGCGAGAGCACTCTGGACCGAGGGCATCCTACTCGCGCCGATGGTCAACCCGTTCGGCGCCGATCCGGAGGGGGAGGCCGACGACGCGGCCGGTGACGCGCTCGCGATCGCGAACGCGATCGGCCGCGCGACCGTCCTGGCGGTCGATCGCGAGCACGACTACGCCGGCTTCTGGCGACTCCCCTACTACGAGCCGCCCGACCCCCAGCCGCCGCCATTCTTCCCGGCCGGCGAGTCACCGGCGCGCTGGCGCCGCTACGTCGATCGACTCGAGACGAAGCTCGCCGGTCTGCCATGGGTGCTCGTGCCGGACCCGCAGCAGGTCGGCCGTGACTACGCGGCTGGCGACACACCCGATGACGTCGACTTCCTCCTCCAGAGCTACTGGACGCTCTACCAACTCCCCTGGCGGACCATGCTGGAGCGCTTCGTCGGCTCGGCGCCCGGACTCGCGCGCTACGGCGAGCACCGGATCGTGCCCGGGATCCCGGGCTCGACCAGCTCCGTCGACCTCGAGGTGGCCCTCGCGTGGCTGCGCGAGCACGGCTGGCGACAGGCGTGGGTGTGGGATCTCGGCTCGCTCGTCGACTACGACCTCGATCTGCTCGCCGCCGCGTCGACGACTGATTATCGCGACGTCACGGCCATGACCACCGTCGTTACTCCGGCGCCCACAGGCGATCCACGCGGCCCGCTGTGGGATCGCGTCTATACGCTCGCTCGCAGCGCCGAAACGGCGGCCGGCGAGTTCCGCCGGTTCGGCACACACGCCGACCTCATCACTGCGAACACGCTCGCCGCCGCCGGCGCGATCTGCGAGGCTGCCTACCAGTCATCGAAGGTCATGCGCGAAGTCGAGCCGGATGCCTGACCTTGGCACCAGTCGATCCGCTCACACTCATCCGCGACTTCGGATTGCCACTCGGCATCCTCATAACCGCGATCTACGGCCTACTGCGAGTCATCCGCGACATCCTCAAGGGCGAGCTCATGGTTCCGCGCTACGTCTACGACGCCGTGGTCGCCGAGAACGCCGAGTTGAAAGCCGAGCTGCGGCGCGCCGTTCGCGCCGCCGAGCGCGCGGCCGACGTGGCCGAGCCAGCCGTTGACCTAGCCAAGAGGGCCGTGCCGCGATGAATCTGCTGCAGGCCCTAGTCGAGCGTCTGTGGGTGCGCAAACACCCACACGAGGAGGACGAGCTGCCGCGGCGACCCGCAGTCGATCAGGCGCGTGAACGGATCGACGCTGTCGACGAACGGCTCAGCGTGCTCGACATCGACCTCTCCCTCATTCACGACGACCAAAGGAGGCGACGACGTCAGCGATGATGTTGAATCTCGTCCCCAGCCTGGAGACCATCGGCGTCCTCGAGATCGTGTGGCTGGCGATCTCGCTCTATGGTCTAACCGTCCTGATCCCGCAGTTCCGCCGCTTCGACGCTCGCGTTCGTTGGCTGAGCGGCGGCGGCCAGAACGGAGAACGCATTCGCCGCGCACGCGGATTACGGCGCCGGACCGTCGCCTACTCGATCATCCTCGGGCTGAACGTCGCCATCGGATATTGGGCGCTCTTGCTCGCGCCGCCCGTCAGCGTGCGAGGATCCTGGTATGAAACCTTCACATCGCTGGCATCCTTTGCGACGGCCATCCTGATCGTGATCGACGCCAAATGCGAGGAGATCGACTTTCGCTGGATCGAGCGCTACGGCGTGCGGCGCAACCGGCGACGCGAGGACGCAGAACGAACATCCCAAGGAGGAAAGTAACCATGGAGCCGATGGCGACGCAGATCCCACCGGAGGCGACTCCCCTCATGGGCGTACCGGCCGTCATCGCGATCGTCGCGGCCGCGCGCGGCTTCGGCGTTCCCAGCCGCTACCTCTACCCACTCTCGCTCGCGGTCGGGATGGCGCTGGGCATCGCGACGTGTCTCGCGCTACAGCTACCGCCCGAGCGAATCCTCTTCTTTGCATTGACCGGACTGATGAGCGGCGCGGCCGCTTCGGGCACCGTCTCCGGCGTCAATGCGCAATACGGCGATGATCCACTACCAACCGCGCAGCTCGCGCCGGTGACGATGGCAATGACCCGCACCGGCGGCGAGCCGGCGCGCCCCATCGCCGTCGTGGTGCCGACGACGGCGGGTGAGCCAGACGGTGAATCATGGCGACCGAAGCCACGGACGGCCACCGCGCCGCCGCCGCTTCCGCCGCTGCGCGCACGCGACCTGAGCGGGCAAAAAGGCCCCATCACCGCCTAGACGACGCAGCAGGATTGCGCTGGCGTGCCTTCGACGGCTGGAGACGACGCGGAAGCCGTCTCCAGCGCTAGAGGCCAGGAATCACGCGAAATAGGCCTGGAAACGAGCCTCGCCCTCCAACTCGACGCACTCGACACACCAGACCTGGCGCCACCTGGTGCACCGTGCGCACACCAGGCAGACCTGCTACACTTAGATCACCGGACGCGGAGGCCGGATCGGAAGTGACGGTCACAACGCACAGCAGCGCCTGCCCCTCATGCGGGGAACCAACGGCTATCGCTGGCATTGCCACCTGCGGTAGCTGCGGTGTAGAGATCCGCGACGCTCGGATAGATGTGCTCGTCGCGCAGCTCGACGCCTACGCCGAAGCGCTGCGCGCGCTCGGCCCATTCCTGACCGGCTGCCGCCATGACGACGGTAGCTCGCCGGAGAGTTGCAGGAAGTGCCAAGCGCTGCGCGCTCGCCGTCGCATCCTTGACAGCCACATACGCCGGACCATGACCCCGCCTGATTTGGACGACCGGTACGGCCGCGCTGGCACGCCGTTCAGCGATGTCGATGACGGTGGCCCGTGATCGACATCCGGCAGCACGACCGCTGGCGCGCCGTCGCCGAGCTCTACGATCGCGTGCTCGAGGACCTACAGATCACCGCCAGCCGGCACACGGACACGGGCGACCCATGGTTTCGCGACGACGTTCTCAAGACGGTCGTCGCCACTCGCGCCGAGGGCGCGCGCACGCTCAGCGGGGCGCGCGACGCCGAGAACGTGATCCGTCTCGCCGGCCTGGTGCCATCGTTCGAGAAGCCCGAGGCCACCAACATCCCATGCCTGCGGCTCCGCGGCCCGGAGATGACGCTGCAACTGCCGCTCACCTATTCGATCCTCTCGAGGCTGATCGAGCAGGCGCTGCTGATCGGCGCCGACGATCCCAACTTCCGCCCTATGCGCCGACGGCCCGAGCCTCCGCCGTACACCGACGAAGGCGATGACTAGCGGTCGCGTCCTTGACGGGGATGGGCGGGCCCTAGTCCACATGGTGCGCCCGAGGGAGAAGCGCGGACTGGCGCTCACTCCAGTGCTATGAACGAGCCCACGTTCCTCGGCATCCCCGAACGGTGGTTCGACGATCCAACCTGGCTCTGCACGAACGGCCACGTGAGCAAGCGATACCTCAAAAGCGAGCTTCGCGGCGATCTGTGCCTCGCGTGCTTCGAGCCCGTTCACCTGTGCGATCCGGCCACTGAGGAGCGCGGGCTCTGATCGAATACCTTGGCGTGATGCGGACGACGGAGTACCTGTCGTTCCTAACGATGTGCGGCGAGTACGTTAACTGCTCGGCCAACAGCAGCCTCGGCCATCGAGGAGACGCGAACATTACCCGATCTTGGGCGTGCGTGACTTGCGAGAGGTGCTGTCATTCACCCTTGAGGGCGAGCGATGGTTAGCCGACGGAAACCCGACCCGCCAGAGCCGCCCAAAATCATCCACCAACGGACTGGCCCCGGTCGTTACCTCCCGATCGCGGCGGCCGCCGCGCGGATGGGGCTCCACGTCGACGCGCTGCGCCGGCGTGCTCGCCGTGGCGAGGTCGAGGCGCGCCAGATCGCGCGGCCGCAGGGGAGCGCGTGGGAAGTGTTCGTCCAGGACGATCAAGTCCCGCCACTCCCTCCCGACTCGGAGACGAGGATCCTGCAGCAACTCACGCCGCGCGGCATCGGTGCGGGATTCATCGCCGAGATCGCTGATCTTGCCCGTCGCGCAGCAGAGGCGGAGGCGGAAGTGCGGATCATCCGGGTAACCAGCGAGCGCGACGCGCGCATCGCGCAGCTCGAGCGTGATCTCGACCTAGCCCGCGCGGAGCTGGAGACGCGGCCCACACACGTCCAACTAGAGGCGGCGAGGCAGGACGCCGCTCGCGCTGCGCGTGACGCCAACAAAACCGACACCAGCAACAGCCCGCCCCCGCCACATGGATGGTGGCGCTGGCGATTTTGGTAGAAGGCGATGATCGACGAACGCCTAGGGTGGGCGCTGATCGGGCTCGTCCTGGTCGCCACCATCGTTTCATTCATCTGCGCGCCATCACCCACCAGCGAACGCATAAGGGAGTAGCGAAACAGCCTGCCCGCTCTCCATCGCGCGCTACTGCGGTTGTAGAGTCCACCGGGTGAGAGACCTCAACGCGATGGGCAGGCTCCGCTGGTTTGGGATCGGCTTCGTCCTCGCGATCGGCTTGGTCGCGTTAGGCTACTGGCTATGGATCGGAGCGCTTCCAGCCTACGGCAGACCCTGATAGATCCTGTCAACTAGGCGAACCGCATCGACGCCAGCAGCTCGCGATACTCGCGGAGGCGCGCCTCGAACATCCCAGCCGGCGCGATCAGCGTTATCACATAGTCCCGAGACCGACGGAAGGCCACCTGCGCGCCGCGCATCGGGACGCCGAACAGCTCGGAGACATCGAACGTCGCCATCTCGGGGCGAAACGGCCCGACCTCGACCAGGCCGAGGACGCGCACGTCGCGGATCTTCGGATCGTCGCTCAACCGTCGGATGGCCGGCCACTCGCCGGTCGGCCGTCCTCCGACGACCGTGATCGTCGCCGACTCGCGACCCAGCTCCTCATCGCCCCACGTGAATACATCGGGCAGGCTATAGGCCGCCGCCAGCCCCGCCGCGACATCCGGCTTCACGCGCCAGCCCACGGGCAGCTCGACACTGTAGCGAAGCGCTGGCGACGTAAACCCCGTCGCCGACATCCCTCTCGCAGCAGAGGATTGCAGCCGAACCGCCATCAACGCCGCCGCGATGACGCCGAGGACGATCAGCCAGGCGGTCGCATTCCGCGGGAGGTGTCTTGCCACGTTGCACTACCTCCGTGCCACGTGGTCACTTCGGGGAGTGTGAGCTCCCGGCGCGGCCTATCGCAGCCGCTACACGAGCCGAGCTCTCGCGCTGCGCCTTGACGATTCGATCCGCGTTCGCGCGCGATTCTGTCGACGACACGACGAACAGCGCGTGGATGACTCCGGGCACCCACAACATCGCGGTCAGCAGACAGTTCAGCAGCGCCTGAACAGGCTTCCCGCAGAGCAGGACCGCCAACGGCGGCAGGACGATCGCGAGTAGATACCGCATCTCAGTTCTCCCATCTAGCGGCACGTGGCGCTACCTGGCCTGAGCTCATGCCGTCCCCCGCTGCCCCGCCGGAGTGGTGGTGTGGACTGCGCTGTGCGCTTGTGTGGGCGGGGGTAGAGCCACGAGCGGCGGGACGAGATCCTGAAAAGCCACCCCCAGCGCATCGCCGATCCTCAGAAGGTGCGACAGCCGCACCTCGACCTGACACGCCTCGATGGCCGCGATCGTCGGGCGTCGCATGCGCGCCGCCGCCGCCAACTCGATCTGAGTCATGCCCATCCGCTCGCGATGCTCGCGCACGCGATCC